TGTTATACATATAAGAGGGTAATCATTGTCAAGCCATTCTCTAATTACATCCTTATCAGGAATATGCTCGTCCAACGACCATTTAAGCTCACGTTCAAGTCTTTCACGTATTGTATTCAATTTAATATGGTCATGCGTTCCATATATAACATTTAATATGTAATACAATAAATGGCTATTGAACTTATCAACATCGCTAATAAGGATATGCCTCTTAGCATTCCTTAGAGAATTAACTGCGTTTTGATTCATAAATTTACTAATTAAAAGCCCAAGTGTGTTTCACAACATGACTGGGGCAAGCCTAAACTATACAAAACTTTAAAATGATTGGAGAGGATGAGAGATTCGAACTCTCACCACTAGTAACAACTAGCCTTCTACCATTGAACTAATCCTCTCTTGGCATTATTAACGCTTCACAGCTTCTTCAAAGTTCTCTACAATCTTCTCTGCCCTCTCACGGGAACAGTCAAGCATGTGCATAGTAAGATGAATGCGTTGTTCACGCATCAAATCTTCTATGTCATCCTCGTTGTCCTTCTGTCTGTTTTTAAGAGCTTTTAATAGCTCTTCTGGCGTTTCAACACCTTCAACATCAGCACCGATAGTCTTAGATACATCCTTCAGAAACTCAAACAGAGCTCTCTTGCCTTCTTCGACTTTAAATGTAGAGCCTTGTCTCTGGTCTCTCATTTTCATAAGAATGTCAAAGATTTCACGAGCAGAAGCTTCATCGTCCTCATTCAAAGTGACAGCATGACGTCCATGAGGTTGAACACGAATAGATTCGTCTTTAACTTCCATAACGAGCAAGTCTTCACCGTCACCACGAACAATGACGATTTCACGGTCTTTCCTTTCGTCATAACCGCCACCAACAGTGAAGTTCTTGTAAGGAACTTCTTTGCCTTCAGCGGCATCGAGCACATGCCCAAGAATAGTTTCAGCTTCTTCTACGATAGAATCATAGCATGGGTCTTTCTTTGGATTGAAATCAATACCAGCTTTCAGGCGTTCTTGTAATTTCTTCATTTCCTTCTAAATTTAAAGAGTTTGATTTATTAATTATTTGATTAGTCTGGTAAGAACCAGACTCCTATGGCCGCAACAATACCTATAGCTCCGACTACATATGTAAAATCGCCAGCTGTGGGTAACATGATATTAATAATTACTAATGCTCCAATAGCAGAACTAATTATTATATTGTCTTTCTTATTCTTAGTGAGTTTCATAATTACTAATATTGGTTAAGAGTGACTCCACCGTGACGTGCCAAATCATAGTGAAGTTTCGTCGTAATTTTCAACGACTCATCAGACTCTCTTTTAGACGGAAAGGAGATTATGACATATAATTATCAATAGAATCTCCAGTTGCTGCCCTAATCTGTTCCCATGGAATGTTCTCTTCTTCGCAAAGCTGTTTGGAGGACTGTATCCACTCCTTGGCGAAGTCTATAAAATCACCGCATTCTCTCTTAGCCATTACCATAGCTTCTTTGCAGCTGTAAGCGATGATTCCGGGAAGAAGAGATTTGTCATTGTTAATTGCATGTTTAACTATAGGGCTGTTCTTTATATCCATTGCTTAAAGGTTAGATTGTTGTTACACTGCTGATAATAGAATAATCAATAATGATTGAAAGCATGCCGTTTAAATCAGATGCCTCATAAGGAACCTGATGTTTAGCAATTTGTCTTTCAGCTTGTTGCATCATGGGCTGGTTAGTTCCAAACCCAAGAAGCAATTTACCTTCACGAGAAGTAATAGATTGATGATTGAGAGTACATGGTATTCTCTGTTTCCTAAATTGTATCTGCGATAACATTGTTACTTAGTTAATAAGTTAGCAAATCCTTTCCAGAAGTAGCGAGGGAAGTGTCCAGTCAGTTGTACATAATTGACTCCTGCTGACACCTTATGTCTAGCTGTAACCTTATGTCCGTCAATGGACATTGTGATTAAGCTGCCAGAAACTGTCACATCACTATCTGACATATCATACAAGTCTCCTAAGTCCTTAATAGGAATCCACTTAGATGTAGTTTCATCTTTGTAGCTATTAAGGCGAGATTGTAGTTTGGCATCAGAAGGCTGACCAGTTCTCATATCAATAACCTCACCCTCACAATCTGCAAGGATGAAGTTCTGTGTATAGTTAAAGTATAGTTTCATGTGTACTGAACTTTATATCTTTTAGTTCTTCTAGTTTGTAGATTAATAACATCTACCGAATCAGTACCTGCCTTTACGTAAACCTTACCAGATATCTCTTTGATAAAGTCATTCTCCGATTTACCTTCAAAAGTTCCGATAAGGCATAGTGTTACTCCATTGACAAGTACTTTGGTAAATTTATCAACCTGTATAGGAGCCAAAGGTATTCCTTCTTCTCTAGCATGGTTAAATGCCTTCAGGTAAGCCTTATATCTTGCAAGATAATGTTCACAGTGAGCACCTTTGGCAGCATAACTGGCAAGTATTGAAGTGCCTTTAACTACTACGTATTCTCTGCCAGGTAACCTGTCTTCCCAATAAGATTTAGTTATAATTTTAATACCAGCTTTTACCAACAACCATTTGTCTACAGCATCACATAAACGCTCTTTACCACATGTCTGTAACAATATGGGTGTTAAGTTACGTTTAAGCTTTCTGTATTCCTCTGCTAATTCATTAGTCATAAATAAGTTGGCAGTTAACCTACTCACTGCCAGGTTTTAAAATATGGAAATGTAATACTCTTTATTATACAAACGAGCCTTTGACCATTGCGAAATCTTCAGTGGTTGCTCCGTGTTCATAAGCGTGCCAAGCACTGTAAACTATCTGCATGATAGTTTTAGAGCCTGAAGCAACACCTAATGCTGTGCGAGCTTGCTTGTACATAGGGAGAATACCAAGTGCAAAATCGTCCCAGAATTTGGCAACATACTCTTTAGTACAACCTTTGTAAAGCATCAGAAATGCAGCAATACCGCCAATATACGCTGGAGCTAACAACTGTCTGAAGTCCTCCTTGTACTTGTAGTACATAGACAACGCATTCTTGAACAGCTCCTCATTATCTCTGTAAAGCTCGAGCATCTTAATGTTAGTGATAGTTGTGTACTGTGCTGCATTCTTTCCATGAAGAATCTTCTTCTCCTTGAGTGCTTCACATTTAGCAACAATTGCCTTAGCTGCAAATGCATTGGCAACTCCGTCTATCTGGAATATATCGCCACCAGAACGAGACTTGCCTTGGTCATAAGTATGCCATGCTGCTGGGTTTACTCCTCTAACGACTAGAACTTCTATTGTTACTCCAGACTCAATGATTGCTAATAAACGATGATGTCCGTCTCTGAGAACATCATCAGCATCAAAGCAAATGGTTTCTCCGTTCAGAACCCACTGTCCTGCTTTCATTTGAGCGATGTACTTCTTAACCGTTTGACGGTTGATGACTCTGTTGCCTTTGGATTTAGCATAATACTTCTTTGCAATTTCCGGAGTAATCTTTTCAACTTTGTGTGTAAACATAATTAATCTAATGAGTTACCTATACACTCACGAGGTTTTTGATTAGTGGCTCTTTGTACGCATTACTTGGCAGAGGAGCCATACCAAAACCCACAAACAATGCAGGACGCTGTTTAAAACTTAAAGATTAACTTAAATTAAAACAATCATAGTGGACTCCTGTGATGTTATCGGTGTGAGGAATAGATGTCTATAATCTCTTTGTAAAAGTCTCTACGACCTACGAGATAGTCATCTCCCCAATACTCTACTACCTTCTTAAGACCTTCAATTACTTGATACATAGTAGCACCATTACTAAAGCATGTCAATAGCTCTAGATGTCCATGTATATCCTCTTTACACAAATGCATCCACTCATTGCCAATTGGATTGTAAATGCATAATATGCTGTTAGTTAAAGGTCTAGCCGGACGTAGTTTAATTCCGCTTGGATGAATGTATTCGAATACCATAAATGTGCGCATGGTTAACCTGTACACCATGAGGTTTTAATTGTTATTTACTTCCAGATAAGTTTAGAGCCTTTGGAATATGCTACATAAGATTCATCATTAAGTACTACATATAACGAATCAAAGTCGTCTTTGCTTTCATTAAATGCATCTTCAATGTCCTTCTTATTGTCAGCTTCCTTGACTATTGTCTCTTCGTCTGGGTCAAAGTTCTCTCCTATTAAAGTGTACCAAGTACTTGGTAATTTCCCACAAACTGCATCAATTAGAGCATCTGTGAAATCGTCTTCTATGTAGTCCATAAATATATATTATTATTGTCAACTCGAATAAAAGGTGAGTATGTATATCTATCACAGACCTACATACTCTTAATAATATTCATTTTACACATTCAAACGGTCTGAACTACGTACTTTAGTACTTTATATCTCGTCCCACTCCAAGTGGAGATTTGTTCAAGCAAATAATAGCCTACTGCTTCCTCAAACAGAGGATTTGTCAGTTTATACATTATACCATTATTTGCATGAATTGCATCGTTTCGATTACGTCCAAATACAGTTCTTAGTTTTGATTTCTTCGCTTTCATTTCACTACTCGGCTAACTACATACTAATAAATATATATGAATGAGCATGATAAAAAGAAAGACACAAATAGACTTTCTAAATGTGTCTTTCAATAAGAAGTACTTTGTTATTCTTTGCAGTAAGCAATAACATTGACGTTCATTTGTGAGCCGTCTCTGGCTACACTTTCAAACGATTCTATCGCTTTTGCGGTTACTTCCGCACCTTGTAAATCTGCAAGACATTCTGCTATTGTCTTGTTCTCAAACATATTGAAAATGCATTTGTCTTTGTCTTTGTCCGCCTCTGGGAGAATGTCAACCGGTGTAATACGCTTGTTGTTTTCACGGTCGTTGAAAGATCGGAACAAAGAGTTTATAGATACGTTTCTTGCCACTCCATTGACCTCAACGGCAACTTGAAAGAACGTATTGCCATTTACAACGCCCTTTGTGATTGTTCCGTTAAATTCATTAATTTCAGCGGGAAATTTTAATTTGTCGCCTACCTTGATAGAATCAGGATTCACACCTAAACGGTTTAAAGCCGCCGCAATTTCGTTTTTGCTTGCTTTCGGTAACTTCTTGTTAACTTCTTGTAATTCTGCTAAATTCATAGTTTAATAATTTATTAGTGAAACAATATAGAACGGACTTATTTGTCCGTTCTGATTAGCTTTTAAATTAGATTTGCTTTAATTTCTTCACATTCTTCACGTGTGATTATACAACGCGTAGCATTAACTAAAACATAACCGTTTGAAAGATAAGTAAACATAACTCTAATAATTTTAAAATGAATATTATAAAGCAAAACCAAATGATATAAATCTTTTGATTTTCTCCAAACATGGGTGAGGGGTGTGAAGGGTAACACGCCTGTCGTATCCGCAATATACACAAATCTTGCAATATTCACCTAGCATCCGAGTTGGCAATATATAATATGACAACCCACCCCGGGAGTGGGAGGGGGTGTGATTTTGAGCACCCGTACTTGTGAGTTGGCAATATATATTAATTTCTATTCATCTTACTAATTGCAAGCAAGCCCCGCAGGGGCGCAGATTGCCACAGCGCGTCATGAAGTTCCGAGTTGGCAATATACTTAATATTAACTGTGAATTTGAGTTGGCAATATATAATATATATTAATAATTATATTACCATTTGGTAATATTGAAATATATAACTAATTTTGTATTGTCAAATTAAATAGTAATATATTTGCGAACTTAAATCGCAGAATTTAATAACAATTAAAATTTATAACAATGGCTAAAGAAGTTAAAGACTTAACAAGTAAAGAAGTAGATGAAGTAAAAATATTAAAGACTAGTTTGTCAGAATGTCCAGTAAATACTGATTTAGGATGTAATGAATCAAAGGCAACTAACTGGGTGAAGTTAGACAATAAAACAACAGATGTAAAATTAGAATTATTAAATAAATTGCAAGACGGACTAGCTAATGGAGCTGGTATTGAATATTTAATGCAACTATCTTGCATTTATAATAACATTCGCTAATAATGAGACATATTGATAGAATTAATAAGCAGTATGAAGAGAAGGAAGTTAAATTGCTATACGATAAAGCTGTAGCATTAATGAATCTTCTTAGTGATGAGGAATATGAACAAGTAATTACAGATAATGCAGATATATTTAAATTAGCATCTCATCCCGAGAAGGGTGAGTTCTATTTGCAAGATAAGCACAACTTAGTCCAGATTGTAGATATATTTAGTAAATTTATCAAAACTAAAGGTCTATCTAAGGATGAATTTAAAATAATGACTCTAGATGAAGTTAAAGAGTATATGGTTGATGTTATTAATGATATTACGTCATTCGAACCAGATGAGCTATTCACGATAGTAAAGAACTTAGAGAAACTTCAATGAAACTAGAACAGATACCAGGTGATTATGATAATGTAGACCAGAGAGCTCTAGAATTATTAGAGACTAATGACTATGAATTAGCAGAGTATATGAGGGATTATATAAAGGAATTATATGCTAACATACATATGAGAGACTTCTATATTAGAAACCTTAAGGATGAAATACTTCATACACTCAAACATAGAGACTCTATAAGTGGTGAGGAGCTATTACAAATACTAAATAAGGTAGCTCCATGGGATATGGAATATGATGGCAAACTAGAGACTATTTAGAAAGAGCAAAGGCTAATCAATGATAACACAAGAGGTAGAATTAGTGGAAGAAGCATTATATAGAAATGCATACATATATCCAGGTTGGAAGTATTACCTACCTGGATTACTAAAGACAATATATTTATGAGAGGTAAAGACATAATAGTAACATTCAATGAGCCTTGGTATAATGACTATAACAAACGATTATACACTCAATTATCCGAACAAATGATTAGAGAAGAGATTGAGAGAGTGCATAAAGAACCAATCATTACTAATACTGCATTTGATATAGCAGTAGACAAGGCTTTCTTAGAGTTACTGCATGACAACAAGGATTTAATTAATATTACAGAACGATACAAGAACCATGAGTAAAATAGCAACAGAATTACAAGCTAAGACTATAGGGGGGGGGACTCTCTCGGTAATTGATAATAAGTGCTGTACTAAAGCTAGAGCACTTGAATTAGGATGTCAGATTAAAAGTGGATTTAATTATACTGATAATCAGTTAGTAGAGTTAGAAGGTATAGAGGCAGCTATAACTGCTCCAAATGTAATCCTTCATTATGGTTGGCAGGATATGCCAATTAATAATATACAGCAATTTAGAGTACGTTTCTCATTTGTTAATCAGAGTTCAGTAGATGGAGAACCATTTAAGTATTCTGACAATACTATGTACTTTACAATTACTCCAAGATTAGAGCAAGGAGAACGAACGTACACTAAGACTTTAGCAAATCCTCTTAAATATTACTTAGAGAAATTAGCACTTCCTAACCAAGACCCATATAATACACCTGTTTGGATACGTTTTGAGGGATACGTGATGCTTAGGCAAGTGTCTCAAATTATATTAGCAGTAGATTCTCAATCTGAGAATTGGGCAGAAGGAGTAATATTTCCTTCATCTGGAAAGTGGGTCAAAATGAATAATTCTGGTAGAGTATTTAGATTTACTGGTGGGGAAATAGACCTAAACATAGAACTGTATACAGCGTCAGCGCAATGATTAAAGTAACCGATAATAAAGAAGTAAAGGAAACAGTCCTAGCAGGACTTAAAAGGAATAAAGAGAAGTATGGTAAGAAGTACTGTCCATGCTCCTTAGTAAGAGATGAAGATACAATATGTATGTGTAAAGAGTTTAGGGAAATGGAAGAAGGAACTTGCCATTGCCAACTTTATGTTAAAACTAAAGACTAATAATTATGGATGAATTAAAGAACCAATTAGCGCAATATTTATGTAGCCAAATTCATAATGGCACTAAAGATTTGATTGAATTAATTGAATCAGAAGACCTTATTAATGAACAGTGGTATAAGAACTGGAAGGAAGAGATGAGAATCTTACTACAGGAGAAGTAATTATGATAATACTTAGTGGGAATTGTCCTAGGCATCATAATGCCATTATGTTGGAACTTACAGACTTTGATGACAGTAAAATTTCCTATCTAGCTAGAATATCTAGAGGACATCATGTCGATACTCTGTTAGTTCCTAGAGAATATAAAGATACATTTGAATCTACAGAACTGCACAAAGTACTACTGCCTAATATTAGTATAGGTGATGTACAATTTGCTAAAATATACTATTATGATTGATGTTAGAAGGACATTAGAGAATTTACATCAGATACTTCCAAACTTATCAATAGAGGACTTATTTAGAGTTCTTGATAACATAGTAGAGATTCCACAATTTAACGTAGGACAGACAACTACTATACGTAGAGATGATAGTGGCTGGAGACCATATGACACAGGTACATTTATATCTTATGCTAGTAATGGAATAACACTTAGTGATGAAGGAACTTGTAAATAACTGGAATGAGAAACATCCCGAATACGTATTGGTACACGGGATGTATTCTTATGTAGACAATGGACAGTCTAAGGATATGCACATGCTTACTATCTTTAATAAGGATAATGAATGTATATGTGAATATAAAGGAGAAGATTTTATTAAGTTGTATAATACATTAGAAGAAGAATGGGAAGATGCTTAATGTTAATATAATAGTAAGTGAATTATGGAGAATAAATTAAACGTACCAAAGCTGGAATATAAAACAGGAGAGCCTATGTGGGTTCATTGGGATAATAGATACGTATTGCGTGGAGGACATATACTAGGAAAATGCCCAGATGAGAATTTGATAACCACAGTGGGCTACTTGGCATATATGGACGGCCTGCATATTCTCTACTTCCGAAACTAGAGAGCTATTGTTCTCGCATGAAGAATATCTCATTCTTGAGGCTGATACTACTAAAGTAGTTGACGGAAAGTATCCCTTAGACTATGCTACTGAAATAGTAGAATCTAATTTGGACACTATTATTGACTATATAGTACAATCGGGAACAGAAACATATAATGATAGAACCAGTAGAGGATTTGGGAATAGGTGGAGTCCTTATAATGAGGAGGAACGTAAACAAGTAATTAAACTGTTTAACTCTGGCACTTGGTATGATACATTTGGAGCTAATCCCCAAAGGCTTAAGAATGTGTAACCTTACTGGTAAACCCTTGCAAGCTAATGTTCTAGAACATATAGAGGATATTATTTTGAACATAAAAGACCATTATGAAACATTTGCTGTTGTTCCTAGAGGTGAATCTAAATTACAAGTTTATATGACAATGTTGGGATAGATAATGCAGATGATTTATATTGGTGGTACGTGACATTCTCTATAGACACTACAGCTATATAATAAATTGATACCAGCCAGTAGATGCTAGGCACAAAGCCTAAGATAGTTTTTACATCTTCGTCTTGGTGGTCTACGCCAGTGCGCTCTGACGTATTCCCACTTACCGAGACGGAATCTTATTATAAACAATAAAGCCCGAACTTAGTTTAATTACTAGGCTCGGGCTTATTTTATATAGTAACATTAACAGTTATAGTAGCTGTATCTCCTGTGTTACTATTTTACTCATATTTATTATATTAATTTAATTACTATCTTTGCAATATTGTTTAACCATTAGATTTATAAGATTATGCCATTAGTAACAATTCCACTCCGATTATTTGGTAAATCACTTAAAGAGTATAATTTCTCTGTATTTACATTACCTGCTACCTTTAAACCGGTAGAGGAGTTTGGTATGCTTTATGTTTACTTCTATAAGGATGAAACTACTACTAGATTAATTTATTGTGGTAAAGATACCAATATTCCTCAAAGGCTAGAAGACCACGAACGTGATGACAAAGATATTATAGAAGCATCAAATTACATAGGCGTTATACTCTGGATGTTCTTTCAGTATCCGTTTAACAAACTCATCTTCTGATACTATATTGTCCTTCATTAGAGCTTGTAGCCTAGGTCCTCCAGTCTTAGCGTACTGATGATACTCAGTTGGAGTCATATCTTTTAATAATGCTGCTTGCACAGTTTCTATTCCATGCTTAGCTTCATGACCCGGTACATGAGCAAAATCGTCCCTAAGTATCTCAAAGGCAATTCTATCGAAGTCTTTAGTAGTTAGTATTTCCTCACTAGGGACAGACCTAGAGAACTTTATTATATCATTATCCAAACCTACATCTCTCTTATTTCTGGGAAGTACAGTTAAGTTTCCATTGTTATATCTATCGACAAATCTCTTAGCTGCTTCGCCATACTTAGTCCCTAGTTCTGCATCTATACTAGCGATTCTCTGTTGCGTTTCAGGATTTAGTAGATATTCCACGAAATTCTGTATGTTCTTATTAATGTCTAAATCACCATTCATAGAAGTTCCTGTATCAATGAACTGGCTCTTCTCTAATGGCTTAGCTCCTTTCTTAAACACTCTACCATTCTTCAAATCATCTCTAAGACTAAAGATTACTTGGTTATTAGAATATCCATTATCATATACATTATTAAAGATTACTCCATCTGCACTCATCTTATCAGCTGCTCGTTCTAATGCTGCTCTGTTGGGCACATCACCTACAGTAACTATTGGTCTCTCTAACTCTAAATCACCTTCTACTCTGTAAGGTCTCTTGGCAAATCTCTCTCTCTAGCCTTAGCTGCTTTCTCTGCCTTACCTGGTATAGAGTGATTAGCTGCTGTTCTTGGATTGCCAAATTTACCTTGATACCATATACCAGCTTCAGGAGCGCCTTCATGAATAGCATCCCACCTTTCTGGGAAGTGTAACTTTGGGAATCCAGCACTGTTCTTATCATGTACTACATGTATGGATTGCCTAGGTCCCCAACCTACATTATTGGGTAATGGCTTGACTGAAGGAGTCCCTTTGTTTATAGTCTTACTAATTACTCTAGCTCTAGCCCATTTATTACCACCAACAGCCATATCTTTTACTGGCTTTAACTTAGGTCCAAATTACCTATGTTAAAGAAATCTGCAACTACCGGATTCATTCCTGTAGTCTTAGAAAGCATATCAGCCCAGTCTTTATATTTGTCATTACTAGCTACATTGGTAATCTTATTAACTGCTTCATTACCTGCATATCCACCTGCTACTGATAATGGTCCAAATATTGCACCTGTTAATAATGTACTAACATAAGGTGCGGCTTCTCTCCTTCCTCTATCTACAGCTCCTGCTAGATTAATATTTCTAGGAGTAACTGTTACTTCTGGTAAAGTTACATTATTCATACCATTCTCATTAGTAACTGGCAATACCATATTACCTCTCTTATCATAACCTCCCATATATTTAATAGGTTGTGCAGGTTCTTGATATTTAATAATCATACCATTCTCACCTTTAGGAATACCATTATATACTCCAGTAAGTACTTTAGCATAATTAGTAGCTTCTGCATATCTTCTCTTACCTTTATTAGAACCAGTAAGCTTAGCTACAAACTTATTAATATCATCATTCTCATCAAAGTCATATAGTCTCTTTAAGAATTGTATCTTATCTGCTGCATACTCATCCATAGAATTATAAGACCTAAACTTCTGTTTAATAGCTTCACCTTTAGCATTCTTATCATTACCAGTTACATAATCACCTTTCCATGAACTACCAGTAGTTAAATTGCCAAAGTTGTACTTACCTTGTGCAGACCTACCCCAACTAGATTCTAATGCGTCTTGTGCTAATAACATTCTAATTGCATTATCATTAGTAATACCTGCCTTCTTATAGGCATTAATAAGTTCTGTAGCCCATTGCTTTCTGTTAGTATATGGACTCTTCCAAGTTGAGTTGGCAGTAACAGGTTTATCAGTAACAGGTTTACTAGCTACTGGCTTATTAATTACTGGCTCTACTGTAGGATTATTAGCTACTACATCAGTTTCATCAGTATCTCTTACTGGTACTACTAATGCAGTAGGTTTATCGTAAGTTGTATTATAATTATACTCACTAAATGGATTAATAGGATTAGTAATATCAGTGTAATCTATTGTAGGATTACTTACTGGATTATAACTAACAAATCTCATTCCTTGTTGAGCTTTCTTGATTCGCTTCTTATAGGTTGGACGACTTGATTTGATGAACTTCTTGCGCATATCCCTTTTACCGTTAATCTCTTCTTGTTTCTTTAACAGAGGGGACTTCTTAAAATCAAATCTTCCACCATGTGCCATAGTTACTAATTCCGGATTTCTAACAGACTTACCTTCAATCCATATAGGATTAGATTGCTGTAATATGAAAGGACGACCTACTTTATCCATTAATGCAGCTTGTTTAATAAGCCTAACTTGGTTAGCAGTATTAGGAGAATTATTCCACCTCTTAGCATAGTCAGCAGGATTAAATTTCCACATATCTTGAGAAGTCTGTCTTAATTTACCTTTGCTCATTTGAAACTTAACCAAGTGTCCAGCAACATCATCAATAGGACCTATATAATCGATTCCTGGCTGCCTAAAGGTCATGAACTCTTTATCTCCCATACGCATTACTGGTTCAGTCTCCTTACCAACAACCTTGCCGATTGGATTCTTTCCAGCATAATCAGTAAACTTTGTAACATTCTCAAACTTAAGAGGTCTACCAGAGGATACTACTGCACTCATTTCGTATCTTCTGTTATGAACTCCAGGATAAAGCTGCTCATATCTATCCCCATGACTAAATCCTCTCCTTGCTTCGTTACGGCTAATAGGTTTGATATTACTAGTAGCTTTATTAAAGAACATTCTTTTAACTACTGGATTCTCGTCAAATATATATTTAGCTAATAGGTTCCTACCTTCTAAATTTCCTCCACCTAGTATTGAAGAACCTGTGTAGTCGGCTGGCATTGTTTTTATATCTTGCAAACTTACTGATGCATTACCGTTAGTTCTCTTGGCAGCTTTATAAGCAGCCACTTTTAATGGTAATTTCTTTACCTTAGATAGAAATGGAGTAATTCTGTTAGCTGTTGCCATTGCTATATTAGAAGGAGTCCTTGCTTCCTTATTAAATATCCAATGATTCTTGTTAATAGGATTCCAAGCTAGGTCAGCGTCACCTTTAATTGATTTAGTTATTAACTTGTTCTTTCCAATCTTATATCCTTTAGCACCACCATACCAAGCTCCTGGATTAGTATAAACTCCAATTTCAGACGGAATGCCAGTCTTATCTTCTAACCAGTTACCCCAGCCCCCAGTAAGCTTATCCACAGTCATATTACCTAAAGCTCCTCCTACAACAGCGGCTGGAGTTGTTACTAATGCAGCGCCAGCTGCTGAAGGAAGTATAGTTCTTTCTATTCCAACTAGAGGATTAGTCTCGTTGGACATGGAAGCTTTGAATCTATCTCTAGCTCCTTTAATAGGATGCCAATAGTCTCTATTTCTTTCAGCAGCTGACCTGGTATCATTAGAAGGTTCTCCGCCTAAATCTACAATGGAATACTGTCTAGGTTTAGCTTTAATAGGTTCATGAATTTCTGGCCTAACTACTTTAGTATTATCGGACTCTATGGTATTTCCTTGTTGTAGTTTAGGTATTACTTTCATTATTTATTCGATTTATCGTTATTGGTGAATCTCTTCCATATTCCTGTTACTGAATCTATGCCAAGCAATCCCATACAACACAACAGGACTGTGTCTATCATTAATGGGGCTTGAATTACGTTTATTGCACAGTATATTAACACTCCCAAGCAGACAAACCACCCTACTACTCCGCAGAGTCTCTTAGATGATATGCCAGAGTGGGATGTGAATACTTGCTTTAAGAATGTTACAAACTTCATTATATAATTACATTTATAGAAATATTAGCTGTGTCACCTCCTATATATGCCTGATTTATTGGTATTTCAGTAGTTACCCCAGATTGGCATACTGCATTATTTATTACACTATCTGCATCTACAGTCACCCTGTATGTACTGAAATATCCAGTGAACAATAATTTAGAGACATTAGTTAAATCAATTGGTAAATTAAAGTGGAAGTTTCTGTCAAAGAAAGTTGCCCCTTGATAGTCTAGAGTTCCAGACCTAGGAATTGTTATAAACCCGTCTAGAACTCCATCTATGTAAACATCTGCTACAAAGTCATAGGATTTAGACGTAAGCCCAGAGTTAGTTATTGAAACATGTATATTGAAGTCATACTGGAATGTTGACAACTGTATATCCTCTTCCTTAACTAACTGATTATTAGCGTAATTATCGTTAGTTTTAAGTCCGAAGAACTCTACTCTATCTCTAGTGGCACACTTGGTTGGAGTACTTGTACCTCCACCAGCTAAATTAATTAAATATTGTTCTGTTGCAATTTTATTTGTCATTTTAAATACTTGCTATGTATTGTTTATACACATAACGGCAAGTAGACCCTGTACTGGTATATTCTGATTAGTTCCTATAATAAGTCTATCTGTTTCATAATTAGAATAGTGATTCATATTCTTTGCATTATTTAATAGGAATGCTACGTAAATATTACTTCCAATCACACTATTGCCAAACAAAGCTACATTTCTTATAGCACCTGCTATAGGGTATACCACCATAGATGAAGCAGGAATATCTGGTGTAGCCGATGTGCTTTGACCATACATATTCATGATTGATATACCCATTGTAGTGTCTGTAGTAGTGTTATTAAAGAATATTAGGGTGCTGCCGTTTAGTGAACCGTTTAATAAATCTATAGCGTCAGCAATACCCCCCCGACGGTAGGTTATCATTGAACTGTTGCTTAGTAATGCATCTATTGTTCGCAACTCCGTCTAAGCTCAAGCCTTCTGCTCTGGCTTCAGCTGCTGTTACTAATTCATTAGTACTTTCCATTATTCTTGATATTCTCTTAAATTACCAATTGTTACTTCAAATTCATCTGATTTCATGTAGGGTGATACATCTGCATCTTTAGCAGCTTCGTTCAAACAGAACATGTCTGAAGGAAACGATAGTGCCTTTACCCTTATTTGCTTAAGTAGTCTGGAGTGTTTGGCTTTAGACCAAACCCAGACGTCAAATATAAAATTTCTCATACTGCGATTAATGTACTTTAATTCTTAAATGTTAAGAATTACTAAGTGTAGAAGCAGTCCACTTTTGATTGGTGCCTTTATTAAGGTTAAAGTGCTGTAAACCACCTTGACTTATATTTACGTATAATGTGAACACATTAGCTAATGGAATTCCGACTATTGTCACACTAGTACATGTTGGCGCACCACTAGATACTCCATAATACAGTAACTGAAACGGGACCATGTCTGTCATATTAGACTTCACAATCTCCATTACAGCACTATCAGCACTGTTAACCTTTATACTACTACTTCTACCTGGATAAATCAAATCTTGTGTTGTTAAAACTAGGGTCTGAACCCCCCCCATAGACTTGAGTGCGTCATTCACTTGTTTAGTGGTAGGGCATTTGTTGTCTTCATTTTGAATTAAAGCCATGATTGTTATTATTTAATAATTCTACGTTTAATTTGCACACCTCTCTTAGCTATTAGCATAGTATTACTTCTTTTGTTGTTAGCATTACTAGCGAAGGTATTATGCAGTTTAGCTATCTCGTCATCACTAAGGGTATTAAACCCTGAAGGTATTTTAGCTCCCTTAGTTCTCATCTCTTGAATATCTGTACCTTTTAATTGCCTGTTGGGGTCAATATAATAGTTACCATTTGCATCTTTCATGTTCACATTAGCTCCTCTAAATCCTTGTTGTTGAACATTAACGCTGTCTGGATTGTCTTTATTCTCCTTGGGATTAGGTCTTGCTACTGTTCCTTGCTGTGCCCTAATAATCCCTCTTTCTTTAGTTGATATTCTCATAATATCCACTTAAACCAGCCATAGCTAAACGTCTTCCTATTAAGCTCTGGATGTTCAGCTACATATCTAGCTTCTCTCTCAAATGATATGTTTCTATAAGCAGTATGGGCATTACCGTTAGCTATCAGCTTTATAAACCATTCTATTACATACCATAAATAGAAGAATATAACTCCCATCTCTAGAATCTGTTTCGTATGAGTCTTCTCATGTGTAACTGTAGCTTGACTCATTCTCTTTATATAATCCTCACTCCTAGTGAACATAATAGCACAGATATTCATAAATGAATATCCTTTTACCGGAAGTAATGGATTAATAAAGAATAGTAATCCCTTAGATTTGTCGTACTTAAATTTCATAGTTAATGCTTCCATTTAGCGGCATTTCTAGCGAAATTAGCTCTCTTCTTCTGTAACGGAGTCGCATTAGGATTGTTAAGTACAGACCTAGCATGTTCTTGAACACTCTGTCCAGCTTTCTTAGCTGATGCCGTAAATTTGCCGCGATTCTTCTTCTTAATATGAATCTTGCTTCCACTTTTATCTTTCCTTACTAACTTGTTACCACATCTAAACATAGGAACCTCTTCTAGGTCCGCATCATCGAGTAACTCTTTCAGAGCCTCATTAATTCTTGATAATTCCTCTGCGTTAAATTCCATAATTAAATTACATGTTAAATCACTTTTTTATTCACAAAGGTATTGCTAAATTTGCACATTATCAAACAAATCAGATGAATTAATGATTTAAGGTGTTAATGTAAATAAGTAATAAAGAAACTAAACTATTATTAATCTCTAACCTTTAAATCAGTAGATTAATGTTATTGGGCAAACTAAAAGAGGTGTACAGGTGGATTGACAGTTGGAGTTCTGGTGTTAAGACGATAGTCATTATAATGCTTGCATTCTTAATGGTAGAGCTTCATTTCTCTTCACACACTAAAGCTATTTTAGAAGATTATAGACAGGCAGCTGTTACGGAGAAGGTATTAGCTGAGAAATATACAGAGATGATTACTCCACAAGTTAACGGGCACATAGAGCATATTCTTATGGAAGATAAGGATGCGTCGAATGTCTTGTTATTGAATTACCATAATACCTTACAAAGTACACATGGTTTATCATATCACTATTTAACAGCTCTTACAGAGAAGAGAAGAGGGTATGAAACTAAGGCAATTATTAAGATATGGAAAGAGTTGGAGTATATTAACTATGGTGATGAGCTTGAAAGGATTAATGACAATCAATTCATCAGAATGGATACTATTGAGAACTATCGTAGAACGTTCCCTAATTTAGTAGCTTTATTAGAGGACTCTGGGGCAAAATCTGCTGCGATGTACCCGATAGTAGGTATTGATGGACCAATAGGGTTAGTAGTAATTATCTATCCTAACGACAAGGAATACTATTTAGGATACTACAATTCTGTTATTGCTCCATGCATTCAGCCTTTATCTACATTACTAGATTATAACTCAATTAGGAAGAAATTTAAAATGGATTATGAAAGTAGACAAGAGGAACAAGGAAATATGTTACAACGATTCTTCCCATATGTATTGGAGTGAAATTGACAATACTATATACACTTCAGTAACAACAATGATACATGAGTTCTGTCAAAAGTTCGACAGTGATTTCTGGTCGCAGTACAAAGCATTACAGAAGCTATTAAGTGCTGAACAGTTTGCCATGGAGAAGAAGAGACTATTAGAAACTAAACGTTTTGATAAGAAGTACTTCTTAGACATGTACGATTTAAATGAGACGGAGTTTAATTCTGCACAACAGGATATACTGGATGAGTGGTCTAAAACTAATGCCGATTCCAAGGAAAGAGGTACAAAGATTCATAGTGATTTGGAACATCAATACTTAGGTAAGAGTTCATGCCAAATGAGAAGTTACGGTTTAGGCGGAACTTTTGAAGTTAATACTAATGAATCTTTAGAGAAGAATAACTTAGACCTACTAAGCATAGAAAGAGGAGTCTTCCCTGAATATATGATATACAGAAGGTCGGACGACAATAAGTTTAGGTTGGCAGGTCAAATTGACTTACTTATTAAGGACGGAAATGACATTTACATTGTTGACTACAAGACTAATAAAAGTATTGACGAGAAATCTTACTTTGATACCAGGACTAAGAAGAGTCAAATGATGAAGTATCCTATGAATAATTTAATGGATTGTAATAAGGTACATTATACCTTACAACTATCTACCTATGCATGGATGCTTCAGAAATTAAATCCTGATTTTGTTATTAAGAAGCTATTGCTTATACATTATGACCATAATGGTAACGTTACAGAACATGAGTTAGATTACCTTAAAGATGATGTAGAACGTATGTGTAAGCATTGGAAGAAGCAGTGTATACTTGAGGAAATCAAGGAGAAGAGAAAGCCTATAGAGTTCTAATGAGCTAGTTCATAATCATAGAGTATCTTTCAAACTGGGATTTGAGATATTAAAAGTAAAGTATAATTAAAGCTCATTAGAAATCTATGGGAATTACTAATATTGTAAATGGACACTTAAATGAGTTACTAGGTAATAACGAAGAAATGGCTAGAGCTCGTATTAGAATATGTAAGAAGTGTCCTATTATGAAGGATTCATTTATAGGGTATGTATGCAGTAGTAAACTGTGGCTGAACCCTAAAACAGGAGATATATCAACAGAACGTAAAGATGGTTATAAACGTGGATGCGGGTGTAGACTTAATGCTAAAGTTAGAGATATTAAGTCTTCATGTCCAGCATGTAAATGGTAAATGATTTAAATTATGAGTAATAACGGAACAATGGATGTAATGTTTGGGGGTAAAGGATTAAGCTTTGCCGGTGCAGATGGATTTAAAGATTTAAAGAAAGAAGCTGCTGTGGAAGCACATAATAAAGCAGTAGATACTTACACTAAAGCACTTAATAAGAACATTAAAGATGAATTGGAGAAAGCGGAGGAAGTAACAGAGAAGATGAATAGTATGGAAATTATGCCTATTAATTCATACGTATTAGTTAGACCTTATGCTAAGAATCCGTATCAAAAGATAGAAGTGACTAAAGGCGGACTTATTATACCAGAATATAACGGGGCATTTAAGAATCCAGACACTGGAGAGAAAGATACAGAGTATCAACTTTCAGTTGTAGCTAACGTTATAGAAGTAAGTCCTTTGTGTAAGTTTATTAAACCGGGAGACGATATATATTATAGACGTTCTTCTGGAGTACCTGTTCCGTTCTTCAGACAAGGATTTGAAGTTGTAGCTGAACAGCAAGTACAAGTGGTTATTAATGAAGGTTTAAAAGAACGATTTAAGAATATAGAATAATGGAAGAGAAAGTGTTTTATCAACCAGGAGATGTAGTAACATTAAGACAAGACATCCCATATAAACCTCAGATGATTGTAGTTAAGAAAGAGACGATGACGTTTAGACCATCTAAGGATGAGAAGAAAGATGAATATTTCAAGGGTATTAGATGTAGATGGTTCTCTACAAGAGGAGAGCTACAAGAAGCTATCTTTAATACTAAAGACTTAATTAAACTATAATGGCAACTAAGTTTCAACAAGGTGGGCAGGACGACCAAGAGTTGTTCTCTGCCTACCTTATTAAGTTATTTAAGCCTAAGTCTCAGCAGGAGTTTGAGGATACTATATCCAAACTCTCAGAGAGGGAAATTAATGAAATCTATAAACAATACAAGAGTATGGAGAATAATCAAACTATCATGGCTAAGATGGGAGCCAAAATTAACTACATTAGTAGACTACAAGGTAAGTGTCCAGAAGGTTATGAGGTAGAGAGATTCATGGCTGGAGGATGTGTTAAGTGTAGAAGGAAAGCAATGGCTGAAGGCAGTAAAGCTATGGATGTATTCAAAGATAAATGTGGAGGTAAAGCCAAGAGACGTATTAAGAAGAACGAGAATGGTGATAAAATAGCAGTTAACAAGACTGATACCGTACACACTAGCAAGGGAATATATAATGTTAGTAACAAGAAGCTCCCTTATAAGAAGATGTCCAAAGCAGATTACAAAGGACTACCTTTAAAAGACAAAATGAAAGTTGATATGAAAGACCAGGCCAACGGCAGAGGTGCTAGCGGAGCAGGTGCAACTAGAGGTAGTAATATAGGTAAAAAGTTAAGCGGTGGCACTATTACTTCGTTCAAGTGCGGAGGGATGGCTAAGAAGAGAATTAAGAAGAATATGGGTGGAACTGTTAGCAATAAATGGAGTATTCCTAGTAAAGCTAGCGGTGATGCTATTAAACACATTAAAGGCGGACCAGGCTCGGCAGATAGCACTAGAGAAATGAAATTTAATGGGTTTCAGAGGAAAGCACTAGCTGGTAAGCCTTATAAAAGCAAATAAATATGAAAGTATTCCTATTTGATAATGGTACTAATTCGGTGATTGTGAATGAGCCAGAGGTTCTTCTTATTAAGGAGTTCGCAGCTCTATGGACTAATGAAAGGAATAAGACCAAAGAAGACCCTACGGGAGTTTGCAAATCAAGAGCTTATAGAGAGCTTGTTTACATATGGCTAATGTTAGATTGGGCATCTCCATACTCTGATTATACAGAACAGGAAAGGCATCAAGCATGTCTTCAGGATGCTAATTTAAGTGAAGAGGAATGGGCAGACCCAATCTTCAGAGCCGCATGTAGGAAGTACAGAGATATTCAAAACGAATCTAGAGCACTTAAACTCATTAAGTCTGCTCAAAGTGTAGTTGATAGAATTACTGATTACTTTGACACCATAGATTTATCTGAAAGAGACCCAGTTAATAATAAACCTGTTTGGAAAGTGGCTGATGTAATGAAAGAAATGCAATCAGTTTCTAAGGTTATAGAAGAACTTAAAACTCTTGAGTATATGTACAAGAAAGAGCAAGAAGAAGAGACTGGAGTTAGAGGTGAAAGTGAAATAGGTTTTAACGACAGATAATTATGGCTGGACGTGGTAGACCTAAGAAGAAAGTCGAAGTTCCAGAAACAGTTCAAGAGTTAATACAAAGAGTAGAACCAGAATTGATAGAGGCTATTCCATACGTAGACCCTATTATAGAAGATAAATCAGTTAGTACGTCTAACATTGTATGGGATGTAACATTAGATACTGAGATTAAGCATTTCGACCCTACTCTATCTTATGAGCTGACTGGATATCGACCAGTGGATGAAGAAAGAGGATTAGATTTTAATCCAGAGTGGTTCACTGAAGCTAGACAGATTAAATTAAGAGACGGTAAATACTGTGCCTATCCTAAAGGAACTAAGAAGTATAATGACTTCTGGACTGAAGAACATAGAAGATGTAATCAAGGATATGAATCACATGGGTATAGAATCACAGGTGATAATTACTTCTTCCTTAATTATTATAGACTAAAGAACACCGATGTGTCTCAAGCTGGTACCGGTCGTGAAACTACATTCCCTTCATTCTTTAGTAAGCAGTATGAGTACTTCCATTACATAGAAATGTGTGAGAAGTTGAAGAAGGATGTGTGCGCCCTTAAAGCTCGTGGAGTCGGTTGACACAATAAACTAAAGCCGACTATAAATTCCGCAAAATCGGTGAAGACTAACGTGATTAATCACTTATTAAATTTAATATTATGACTAAGAAGGAACAATTAAAATTTATTGAGGATAACTATCCCTTATACAACAATCATATATCTAACAGAAGAATAAGACATACATTCTTCGATACAATCGAAACTGAACTACAAGCTTATCTGCTTGGATTTTATGCCGCTGATGGCAGTATTGATGAGAAACGCAAAACCTTAAGAGTTCATTTGCAGTCTGGAGATTCTGAAATAGTGTACTTATTTAAAGATAGTATAAGTCCAGACGCTAGAACGTTTACCGTAGCACCACATATTGTAACTGGAAGAAACGGTATGAAAGTAAATGCCCATGCATCATTTGGAGTTGACATTACTAGTTCCAAATTATGTAATGCCTTAGTAGACTTAGGGATAGGATATAATAAAAGCGTAGCAGAACTCAAAATTCCAAGCATTCCTGAGGACCTTGTGAAACATTTCATCAGAGGTTATTTTGATGGAGATGGGTGTATTACTGGATGGTTAGCTACAGAGAAGGGTAAAGCTGACAGAGTTAGATATAAGTTTGATATATGTAGTAAAACAATTACTATGTTGTCTGATATACAGAAGGTTCTTTCTAAAAATGATATTAATGTAAATATTAATTATCTTAAACGTGATGATATGTATAGGATATCTACTTCATCTAAAAGCGAAGTGAGTAAACTATATCATTATCTATATAATGATGCTAATTTCTATTTATCAAGAAAGTTTAATAAGTTTAGTTACTATGTTAATACCGAGGTAAGTCAGCTCATCGCTGACCACCGTAACGCGCAGGAGGTGAACGTTAATGAGAGTAATAATCCTCCCACGAGTGCGGAACATTCTATAAAAGAATGAATATGTGCGCTGACCTTATAGGAAACTATAAGAAGTATAGGATAAAAAGCCTATACGATAACAAAGTGTTTAGTGAAATTGCAGCATCTTTAGGAGTTAGGTTATATACAACTGTTAGAGGTTCACATACAGTATATGTAGCATTTACCGAGAAATTCGTTAGTGACGTACTTCGTAAATGCTGGGAGCAACTTGAATATTTAAATGCTGATACAGAAGGCGGCATGAGACACCTAAGACAGAAATATAATTCTGATATGCATAAGAGAGCTTCTCTTCTTACTAAAGACAGAGAAGAATTTGGATTCATGTCAGACATTATTGGCTTCGTAGTAGATGTTCCTCGTAAACTCCGTGGAGACCGTGTGGATAGATTGTTCTTTGAAGAATCTGGTTCTAATCCAATTCTAGTAAAGACTTACTTACAGAGTACAGCTCTTGTAGAAATTCTAGGTAATAAATTCGGAACCAGATTTGTATGGGGAACAGGTGGAGACCAGGGACCTGCACTTGACGGACTTAGTAAGATGTTTTATAATCCAGCTGGATATAATTTCTTACCTTATAAACATAACCATACTAAAGACGGGTCTTATGCTTTTACCTCATTCTTCATACCTGCCTATACATTCGTAGCAGCAAATGGATATGTAGACGATAGAGGAGTTACTAATACTGCGAAGGCTAAGAAGTTCTATTTAGACCAAAGAGAAGCTCTACTAGCTAACCCGAAGGAGCATTTAATTGCATGTGCAGAGTTCTGTTTTACTCCTGATGATGCTTTGGCTCTTGAAGGAGATAATCAGTTTAATACTGTATTGTTAAGTGAGCAACTTGCTAATATTAAATTACATAAACTGGGACCACATATTGATGTAGGCCAGTTAGAGTATAATTTTACTAACAACCAGCACACAGAGGAAGCAATTGATAGTGTAAGATTTGTTAGTAATCCTAAAGGTAAGGTTAAGATACTTGAACATCCGATTGGAGGAGAACATGGAGCTGTACCTAGAAATTTATACGTTGCTGGTATTGACGGTATTGATATGGGTGGTGAAGACACTTCTGATAAGACTCAAGACCCTTCTGATTTCTGTGTAGTAGTTAAAAAGAGAGCTTATGGGTTAGATGAACCTAAAATAGTGTGCTATTATAGGGACAGACCTAAGACTTTACGTGAAGCACATATGACATGTCTTAAGATATTGCAGTATTACGATTGCCAAGCAGTTCTTGAATCTACTAGAATGTCTACTCTACAATTCTTTAGAGAGAAACATAAAGAGAATAGACATTTGATGAGAAGACCTAGAGCTACTCAATCTGACATACAAGGAGGTCGTAGTAAACAATTCGGAGCTCCTGCTACTGAAGTAGTAATTAGGCATCAACTAGATTTAATAGCTCAACATATAGAAGATTATTGTCATAATATATGGTTTGAAGAAATTCTAGAAGAAGCAATTAAATACAGTTATGAGAATAAACGTAAGTTTGATATTATAGCTGCATGGGGTATGTGCGAACTAGGAGACGAGGAATTAATGGGGGTAGTTCCTAAAGAAATGGACAATCCTAATAACAAACTAAGACCTTTTGGTTATTGGGTTGACGAAAGAGGAATTAGACACAAAGGAGTTATTCCAGAGAAGCAACAGATAGTACCTAAGTTTAATTTATGGCCTACACAATACGATGACCCTACAAGAATTAGAAGTAGCAATCAGAGATTTATTCAAACAGATTTATCATAAAGAATATGTGGCTAAATTAAAGCTAGAAGAGCTACAAACTGCCGAGGGGACACATAGAGGTTATAAGTTAACACTTGGCATGAATAATATAGACAAGCCACTTATTATATCGTTTGAAGGTGGTGAAGTAGCATATCTTAAATTTCTTAGACAGGAATTAAGAGATAGAAGATTAGGCGACACACATTATTTCCTAGGATATAAACAATATAACGGATTAGAGAGTTGTAATGAGTGCACAGAACAGGAGTGATGAGTACTTAATGGAGCATATTGATAAGGCAGTATCAGAATTAGTATTTCCTAAGTACAAATTACAGAAAGCATATAATTATTATAATGGATATAGAGATGCCGAACAATATAGGTATCTAGAAGAGAATTTCGGAATAGGCAATCCTACTTCTATAGAATTCACTCCTCTTATCAGGAAGCATGTTGATGCTTTACTTGGAGAATACCTAGGTACTCCATTACTGCCTAAAGTGTCATGCAAGGATAAAGAAACTATATCTAAGATATCTAGAGATAAGGAATTACAAATTAATAAAGAAGTATATCAATACTTACAACAACATCTTAACAATCAGATACTAGCGTTCTTAGGAGGACAAGAAGTAACTGATAAGGCTGTAGAGGCTCAACTTAATAAGTTAGTAGAAGATATTAATAACAGCTTTGTTAGCGAGTATGAAATAGCTGCACAGAATGTTGTTGAGTATATAATCCAATCTAGAGATATTAACTTACTTACTAAGTTAAAGAACCTGTTACTTGACTTACTAGTAACTGGCATGAGCTTTTACCAGGTTCATCCTAGTAGGAAGAGAACTAATATAGAAATAGAGGTATTAGACCCACGTAATGTATTCGTTGATAGAAATCCAGAATCTGTATATGTTAGAGATAGCTACAGAGTAGTTATTAGACGTTGGTTAACTAAGCAACAAATACTTAATAAATATGGTCCTCAACTAGATACAAGTAGCATCAATGAATTAGAGGAGATGTTTGAGGGATATTACGATAGTAGTTATATATATGTACGCGCTATGAGCAATCAAGCTACTGGAGCTCCTATTACAGACGGACTCGAGGCGGGTAAAGAAGTAATACCTGGATTCCCTACCGACTACTATGAGACTTACAATTATAAGTTAATACCTGTGTTTGAAGTTGAGTGGATTGATGTTGATAAAGAAGGAGAAGATTATGTAGAGAATAGATATGAAGGAGTTAAAATCGGAGAATCTATTTACATTCTTACTGGTAAGTCTCCTGATGTAGTTAGAACTAAAGATAATCCTACACACTGTGGATTGTCAGTTAATGGTTTGTTCTTTGTAAACAGAAGTAACGAACCATATTCACTTGTGCTTGCATGTTCACATCTTCAAGACAAGTATGATTTGATTACTTTCTTTAGGGACAATGTAATTGCTAATAGTGGTACTAGTGGAGACTGGATTGACTTTAGTATGCTACCTATGGCTCTTGGTGATGATTTGACTGAAAGATTGCAGAAATTCATTGCCTATAAGAAGACTGGTGTGGCTCCTATTGATACTTCACAAGAAGGTAGGGCATTTAACAACAATACTTCTTTTGCTGGATTCGATGACTTATTAAAAGCTGATACTATTCAGGCATTTAATATGGCGTTGCAGATGTTAGAAGAGCAGACATCATCTATTACTGGAGTGTTTAGAGAGAGATTAAATGGAATAGAAACTAGGGATGCTGTTAGTAATGTTAAGGCAGGTATGAGAAATTCTTATATCATTACTAAATCTTACTATCAACAAATGGATACTTTGGCAGAGGATATTCTGATTGATTCTCTTAATTGTGCTAAGAAGGTATGGAAACATAAACCACTTACTGGAACTTTAGTGCTAGGTGACAAACTACAGAAAGTATTCACTGCTCTCCCTGAACATTTTACTTTTACTGACTATGATATTCATGTAATAGCTAGTAGTAGAATTATGGAGGAAATGCAGAACATGCAACAATTAATGATTGAATTCATTAAGAGTGGTCAATTAGACCCAGACATAGCTATGGAGTGTATGACTGCCAGAAGTATGACTGAACTTAAGTCTAAATTGTCTAAGGCATTTCAAAAGAGAAGAGAAGAAACTCAGAACACTGCGCAGATGCAACAACAGAACGAAGAGCTACAGAAGCAACTTCAAAAGGCAGAACAAGAGAAAGAGCAGCTTAATAATAAGATTGCATCTCTTAATGAAGCTAAGATTGCTATTGATAGGCAGAAGGTTGAATATGACTATGAGATTGGCCTTATTAAGGCTAACGCTGATAGAGATTATAAGCAGAGTACTTCTGACAATGACACCAAAAGAACAGATATTGAGATAGCCCAATTGTACGATGGGAATCAGCAGAATAACGAAGTGAAGAACGTATAATGGAATTAAAAATTAAAGTTTGCACTAACGATAGCTGTAAGGTAATCATACTTGACGATACTGGTACAGGAGAGAATGGCTACTTGCCTGAATCTTCTTCAGTCATCGTCAAGAACAGATTCAAGTACTCTGACACTGTATCTATTGATGTCTTACAACATAATAAGGCAGATGGGCCTGAAATACAACTTCCTGTTTACACTTTACATGATGACGGTAATAAGTCAGTAACTATGCCAGTAGGGTTTGATGGGTGGTTTAATGTATATCATATAGTTCTGCCGACTAAAGATTGGTTTGATAGAGAGATGGATAAAACGGCTGGTTCAGCTGTAACTATGTATGCCACTGTGTACTATTCGGACGGCATCTACATCTATAAGTATTTTAATGGCACATCTACGACCGTAACTGTAGATGAGATAGTAGAGAGGAACGTAGAAGATACTACAATTTCTAGGACATATAATAATTACGTGTCTATTTGTTTTCTTAAGAAATGTTATATATCTTTGTGCCAGCAAATATTTAATAGCAGAGGTTTCAGTAAATGTTGGAGTAAGAATGCTGTAGCGGCCGAATTATCCTACAAGAGAGATTTAGTCTGGATGGCTATTAATGTAATCAAATATATGGTTCAATCTAATCAGTTAGCTGAAGCTGAACGAATCATAGAACAAATAGGAGGTTGTAATGGCTTGTGTAAATCAGAATACAGCAAATGGCCAGAGCAAGGCTGTGGATGCTCTCAAAGATAAGGTGATTTGTGAATACAAAGAACTGCTTAAGTATTTAGAACGGGGGCATAGATATGACTACCAACTAATTCTCGAAGAGATAAGTCTCATCGAATTGCTAGAAGAGAATGAAGTTAATAGGTCTGAATTTGTAGAACAATTTTATCTTAATAATAAATGGCAGATAACTCTATTTTAACACCAGGTGGTTCTGGAAATGAATGTATCAATCCTGTTAACGAACAAATTGATACTTCACAATTTCTGAAAGTAGATTACCGCTTAGGGGAGTTTGAGAGTGAGTCAGATAAACAAATTGCTAGAATTAATCTTGGAGCTGCTGGCATTAATGATGTCTATGATAAGACTTCAGCAGATTTAAAGACATTAGAGGCAGTTAAGACCTCAATGGATACTCACCTAGCTACTGAAGACCCACATAATATAATTCCTACTATAGAAAGTAAACTGGAGGGTTTTGTTAAAGAGGATGGAACCACACCATTCTTAGCACCTCAAACAGGTGTTGACCCGTTGACAGACTTTCATTTAACAACCAAGAGATTCGTGACTGCTTTAATGGACAGTCATTTAGCTAAAACAGACCCACACAACATAATTCCTCTCGTAGAGGAAATACTTAAAGTATATGTAACTACTGACCAGATTTATAGGAAAGTAGAGCTATATACTAGAGAACAAGTTGATGACTTAATCAAGAATTTCGTTAGACGTGATGGAACTACTGCATTTCTAAAACCACAGTTAGGAGTTACTCCAGTAGCTGATGGGCATCTATCTACTAAGAAATATGTAGATGATGTAATGTTTAAACATTTAGTTGATGCAGACCCTCACGGATTTGTAACGTTACTTAATCAGAGACTAAACAACTATTTCAGGAAGACTGAAACTTACTCTAGAGCAGAGACTTATTCAAGAGCTCAAATTGATGCCATTATTAATCAATTGGTAATTGATGCGGCTAGAGGGGCTATTGAGGAACATATCAATCAATATGACCCTCATGGAACTCTTAAAGAAATCTATAGTAAGCATTATGTACCTCGTGATGGTTCAGTTCCATTTACTGCCCCACAGAAGGGAGTAGATGCTGTAGAAGATGACGAATTAGTAACTAAGAGACAGCTGGATGCTTCTATTGTAGAAGAGCCTGTTTGGATTACTAGTGGACCAGTTCAGACTACAGTAGGCTTCGTTGAAGATGAAACTGACCCAGGAGAGAAATTGAATCTTCAAGAGGTTATGGATGCAATCTTCTACGGTAAATCTGTAGATGTTAAAGCTCCTGCGTATGCTTTACTAGGTTCTATAGTAGACGTTGAACTATTCGTTAGAGGTTCTACTGGAGTGATATCTTATGCTGAATTATGGCAGAACGATGAGCTTATTGGAACATATACTAAGGATGATTTCGAACTAGGACAGTTGACTGTAAAGAGTTTACCTATTAACGAAGAAACTACTTTCACATTTAAAGTGTTCTATCCTAATGGTACATATCTGGAAGCTAGTTGTACTACTAAAGTAGCATATGATATATTTGTAGGAATCTTACCTAAATGGTATGCAGCCTCTAATGTTAATTATGATTACTTACTTCAGCTAGTTCAATCAGACTCAGAGAACAATAGCATTGACAGTTCTGGTGACTTAGTATCAGAAATCAAACACAAATATAATTTCTCAAGTCCTAAAGAGCTTAAGCAAATATTTGTAGCAATGCCTAAGGAATATCCAGACTTAGTTCAAATGACAACGCCTTCTCAACAGTTTGGTCTTGAATCGTTTGACATTATTAGCGATATCCCATTTGAAATTCCTGGATTGTCAAATAGTAAAATATATAAGATATATGTGTTCAAGGAGTCTCTAGTAACTCTCAACTTGGAGGTAACATTTAAGTTTGACCCAGCTAACATTTAATAAGTATGAGAGCATATAGTGAAATTATAGCAAGTTTTAGAAGAGGTGGTCCATTCCCTATAGAAGCTGACTATATCTTCGAAACTGAAGCGAAACTGAAAGAATTTTATTCATCTCCTGAAGAGAATGCTATTTTACACAAGGGATTGTTAAAGGTAGTTGAAAATGACGGAGATGGTAATCAAGCACTATATTGGGTCACTAGAAAGGAGACTAACGATGAGTTAGAGTTTACTAAACTTATTACTTCTAAGAGTGATGAAACTATAGCTGACTTGATAACTAGATTAGAGCAGGAAATTAAAGATAGAAAGACAGCAGACGATGCTATCTGGGGAAGTGTTGACCATACTAGTGTACCAGAGGACTTAAACAGTCTGAAGGACATTGCAGAGGAAATTACTAAAATTAGAGAGCATCTAGGTAATCTAGACAGCACTGATGAGGAATTACAGAGTAATATTGATAAGGTACAAGCCGAACTCGATAAGACACAAGAAGGAGTAGGTTTGGGAGAAGACGGAGCTTATGTTCCTGATACTGAAACTACTTACCTTAAAGACTCTACATCTGTAATGGATTCTCTGCGCAAGCTAGACGAATTAGTGAATCATGCTATTCACTTTAACTGGGTTACACTAGAAGATACTCCAAGCATTGAATTAGATATTGATAGACAGATTACTGGAACTACAATATCTGGTAATGTTAAGGTATCTACTGATAGTGGTAACGGAATTACCATAAAGAATGACGGTCTATTCTATAAACTAACTACTGAATATTTAGACGGACTCTTAACTATTAAGGTTAACGATAATGTTATAGGGCAACATCAAATTGGTTTGTCAGCTATCGTAGAGGATGCTAAGTACGACCCAGATACGGAAGAGCTAGTTATAGTATTTAAACTTCTAACTGGTGATAAGCAAGTAGTTAGGATTCCAGTTGGAACTCTTATTAGAGAATGGGAAGTTGATAACTCTATTCCTGATAAGGTAGTAGAATTGGAGAAAGTGTTATCATTAGGAACTGGCGCTGATAAGCTTTCTGCTGACGTTAGGTTGCATACAGCTAAAGATAACATCTTAGTAAAAGAAGGAAATGCTCTGTATGTTAAAGGTACTTCCGATAACATTACACATGATTCTAAAGCCTTGGATGTTGTTATTAGTGAATTACAAAGTGATATTGATAGCCACCTTAAAGATTTCAACAATCCACATAGAGTCACTCCAGCACAGATTGGAGCCATTTCTTTGCCCGAAGTTGAAATTCTACTAAAGTCTAAAGCAGATTTAGTAAGCGGAAAGGTTCCTAAAGAACAACTTCCAGATGATATAGGTGGTGAAGTAACTTGGATTGACGTAGAAGGTGATGAAGAAACAGTATCCTAATAGACCCGCCAATATGAGCCAGTTGGACTATTTGTGGACAACATATGGCCCATATACGGTGTCGGACTCAATAGACGTTGAAGACTCTATTCCTTCTTCTAAAGCTATCAAAGATGCTATTGCTACTCAGGTAACTGGTATAGTAGAACTCGATACTCAAGAAGAAGGTAATAAGGTTAGAGTTATAGGTAAAGGAGGAAGTGGTGAGGAAATATCATCAATCCTTCTTGATAAAGATACTAAGATAGTTTCGTTTGAAAGACATCTTATAACACAAGAGGATATAGATAACGGATTCGGTAATGCACTGAATGAGGAATGGCTGATACTTACTGCTTCTAATGGAGATAGATTTGAAGTGTCTCTGGAAGACTTTGTAGCTAAAGGACAAATAACCAATACTATTATTACCCAGACTAAGAATGGTAATATTGCATCAGAGTTAAGGATTAATAATCCAATTACTAATAGGTCTGTAGATTTATTAACTTCAAACTTTGGAGTTAGGGCAGACTTAGTAGTTGATACTGATGCTGATTCTAATGTAGTTATTACTAAAGGTGATAAAGGAGTTGTTTGTAAGTTTAGCTGGGAAGGTACTGAATCACCAGTAAGAATACAGGCAGTAGATACTTATGATGAGTATTTATTATTAACTGTAAACCCTACTACTATTTATTTCATTAAGGATATTAAATCAATATACTTAAATGGAGTTAAATATGCATCTGAAGGCGGAGGCGGATTAGATCCTTCACTTTACTACACTAAATCTGAAACTGATGCAATTATATCCAATATAGAAACTGACTTGGACAACAAGGTTAGTTTAACTGATGGCAATATAGTATTAGAAGAAGGTAAGGGTATTGTAATAAACAGTGTAGGTGGCACAAAGAACCTTATTACATCTAACGTGTATGGAGGAATTGAATTAGGTAATACTAATGCTTCCTTAGAAATACATAGTAATACCAGGCCAGCAGTTGTAGTAGGAGAATCAGCTGATGAACTAGCATTAATGTCAGATGTAACTCCATATGTATGGAATGATGTAGTGACTGCTAAAGCCGCAAGACTTGCTGATTTACCAGAGAGTTATCCTGTAGGCACTTTAACAGTTAAACATGCTGGAGGAGAGATTACATACGACGGTTCTGAAGACGTATCTGTAGACCTAACACATATACAACAAGCAATTAGCGAATTAAAAGATGAGTTAGAGTATAAACTATCTACTAAGCAAGATAAACTTGTAAGTGGAACTAACATTAAGAGAATTAATGGTAAGTCAGTACTCGGTAATGGAGATATACTTATATCTTCTGATTCTACAGCTATTAGATATAAGGGGTCTGTAGCTACTCGTATGTATTTACCTTCTGCTCCAGAAGTAGGTGATATTTACAACGTTATTAATGACGGTGCTAACTATGCTTGGAATGGAGAAACTTGGGAAACATATGGAACTATAACTCCAACTGGAGTAGATTTGTATAAGAATGCCAGTGGTGAAATAACTGGCGGGGAGGTAAGATTCAGTGATAATACTGTGCTTCCTATTAACATATTTATTAAATAACATCATTAAATTTTATGGCACAATTAAAATTTTACAGAGGGTTAAAAGCCAATTATGTAGCTGAAACTACTCACAAGGATGGGATTTACTTTGCTACAGACACCAATGAAATCCTTATGAATGGTAAGGCTTACACAGGAGCTCTAGCTGCTAGTAAAGTCGTTACTAATGTAGCCTTGTCTTCTGATAAAAGCAAACTGGTCATTACTTACTCTGATACTGCTACAACAGAGATTGAAGTAGGTAGCGGTAAGTATACATCAGCTATTAAGGACAAGAATTTGGCTATGCCTAATGCTGTCGGTGGTATCGCTAAAGGAACTAAGGTAAGTGCTCTAGAAGGACAGACTTATGATTATATGTGGGATGAACTTCTGTTCCCTACTATTAATCCTACATTTACTGCTCCTACTGCAAGCATCTCATTTAAGAGCTATACTTCTCCACAAGAAGTAGGTGCTGCTGGACCTACAGCTGCTAACTTCAACACTGCTCTTAACAAAGGAGCTATTACCTTAAATGGAACAAAACAAGCAGACAGGTCTGGTAACTTAGATGCAGATAATTCATTTATCTTCGTAAATGGACAAGAGTCTAACACAACTCTGCCTACTACTGTAACGCTTGGTAATACTACTTATACTTATAAGGCAGCTTATTTGCAAGGACCTCAACCTAAAGATAACAAAAGAAACAATTATAGCACTCCACTTGCAGCTGGTTCGGTTAACTCTTCAGCTATCACACTTAATGGTACATATCCTTGGTATGCATCTACAAGTACAGCTTCTTCTGATACGCCTGTGGTTAAACAAGCTCTTATTGCTTGGAATACTTCTACTGGAGCTATGACTACTCCTAGATTTGAATTACAACCTTCTGGTACTCTTCCACAGGTATTCAAGCTGCCAAGAGCTGTCACTCAACTTCAAATATTGAACACAGTATCAGGTAACATGGAAGTTATAGGACTTAGTGACTGGACTGAGACACAAGAAGAGATTACTATTGGAACCACACCTGTAACTTATTCAGTTTACACTTACAATGGTTCTACTAGAGGTTCAGTAACTTTAATCGCTAAATTCTAATTTGACATATGGCAAGAAATAAAGGTACATTCCAATTTGCAGCCAACTTTGAGGTTAAACTTCAAGGTGCTTTAGACCCAAGAATCTTAGTAGGTAATAAGTCTGAACTTATTAATAAAGAGACTTGGCCGTATGATGGCGATACTATCTACGTATATAATGGATTGCTAGTAGCCGTTGCTGCTGATAAGGCAATTTATATGCTAGTTGATAAAGATAAAATTCTGGAAGCAGATTACTCCGGATGGAAACAAATGGACGTTGCAGCTGCTCAAACTGTAGAGATTATTGATAATTTAAGTTCTAGTTCTACAACTGCTGCACTGTCAGCTAATCAAGGTCGTGTATTAGGACAAAGAGTAACTACTCTTGAAGGCAAACTTAGTTCTGTATATTCATACAAAGGTTCCAAAGCTACTTACGCAGAATTGCCTAGTAATGCTGCTGCTGGAGATGTATGGAATGTAGAGGAAGCTCATGACAATCATCCAGCTGGTACTAACTGGGCATGGACTGGTACAGTATGGGATGCTCTGGGTGGAGCTATTGACCTGTCTGCATACTACAATAAGACTCAAGCAGATGCTGCAATTGCAGCTGCTGTTGATGCAGAGAAGACTTTAAGAGAAGCAGCTGATACTACATTAGACGGTAAAATTACTACTAATACTCAAGCTATTGCTAAGATTAATGGTAGTGCTGATGCTGAAGGTTCTCTAGCTAATACTCTGAAACAGGCTAAAGATTATGCAGATACTAAAGTTAGTGATGTTAGTAATTTAGTAGCTAATAAAGTTGATAAGGTAGAAGGTAGTACTCTGATTCCAGAAACTAAACTTGCACTTATTGACACTAACGCTTTAGATATTGATGCTCTAGAAGTTAGAGTTGCTGCTAACGAGGCTAAACTTGTTGAAATCACCACTACTGTAGTTTCGACAATTAATACAGCTATCGACGCAGCTATGGCTTGGCACGAAGTAACTGAATAAAACACATAATATATTAAAATGGAGAAAATGTTTGTACACGTAGCGAAGAAGTCCACATTTACCAGTGAACTACAAGAACAATACACCAATAGTATTGTTTTCATTAAAGATTCACAGGAGATTTATACTCATGGAACGTTCTACGCTATTCCCGATTCTTACAAAGGCAAAATTACTTCATTGGAGAGTGCTGTGGCAGCTTTACAGGCTGCCAAGGCCTTCTCTAAAGTTTCTGACGGTACTAATGTTGCAGAGTCTCCTTCTCATGACGGAACTCTTAAATTCAACAAAGGCTCTAATGTAAATATCACTGTCGGAACAGATGGAGTAACAATTAGCGCTACAGATACTAAATACACACAAGGTTCTGGTATCTCTATTGAAGGTACTACAATTAATCACTCTAATTCAGTAACTGCTGGCACAGCTAAAGGTGATAATAGTAAGACATTAGCATTTGGTGGAACGTTTACTATTCCTAGCATTACTTATGATGCACAAGGACACGTTACAGCTAAAGGAACCACTACAATGACTATGCCAGCTGCTCCTTCATTTACTAACTGGCAAGCTAAGAATGTTGTTGGCGCTTCTGCTACAGCTACAGCTAATGCAGCAACTACTAATGCTACTACATTCTTGAACTTAATTGAGAATGGTGCAGTAAGAAGCTCACATCAAATTACTGGTACTGGTAAAGTAACAGTTACAGCTGATGCTACTGGTAAAGTAACTATTAATGGCGCTGCAACTACTGCTGCTTCTGGTTCTGCTAACGGTACAATTGCTATTGATGGCAAAGATGTAGCTGTTAAGGGTCTTGGCTCTGCTGCATATACAGCTTCATCTGCATATGCAACTGCTGCTCAAGGTACTAAGGCAGATAACGCTGTTCCTAATACTAGAACTGTAAATGGACATGCACTTAGTGCTAATGTTACTGTTACTAAAGCTGATGTAGGCTTAGGTAACGTAACAAATGAATCTAAGGCTACAATGTTTACAAGCCCAGCGTTTACTGGAACTCCTACAGCTCCTACTGCTGCTGGTGGAACTAATACTACTCAAATTGCAACTACTGCATTTGTAATTAACGAGATTGGAAGTAAGATTTCTGCTGCTCAAGCACTTAGATTCAAAGGAACTATTGGCACAGACGGTGATGTAACTGAACTTCCAGCTAATCACACAGTTGGAGATACTTACGTAGTTAAGGCTGCTGGTAACTTTGCGGGCGAAGGCTGTGAAGCAGGTGACATGATTATCTGTGTTAAATCTGGAACGACTGCTGCAAATGGTGACTGGTCAGTTATTCAGAGAAACTTAGACGGTGCTGTTACTGGCAAATCCCTAACTGCTAACGCAGTAATTTTAGGTAACGGTGGTTCTACTGTTAAAGCTTTAGCTACTGGTACTGCTGGATATGTACTAAAAGCTACTGCTAGTGGTCCTGCATGGCAAGCAGAGAAAGACACAGTTTATACTCACCCTGCTGGAGGTGCTCCTAGTAAAACTTCTGGATTCTATAAATTCAGCACAGATGCTACTAGCCATGTTGCTTCTGTAACCGCTGTTACTAAGGCTGATATTACAGCTTTGGGTATTCCAGGAGCTGATACTAATACTACTTATACGTTTGCTAATGGTACAGCTGGTAGCTTTACTGTGACTCCTTCTGGAGGTTCTAAACAAACAGTTAGTATTGGTAAACCTGCTACTGCTGGTGCGGCTGATACTGCTGCTAAGTGGGCTACTGCTCGTACTATCACAGTTAGTGGTGGTGTAACTGGAAGTGTTTCTCTAGATGGTTCTGCTAATGTTACGTTAGCTACTACTCTAGCCAATCTGGCTTCTAATAAGGTAACTGCAATGACTGGTTATACCAAACCGTCAGATACAGGTGCAATTGCTGCTGGTGATTCACTTAATGCTGCTATTGGTAAACTAGAAGCTGCATGGGATTGGGTTGAACTATAATATATGTACAAGAAGGAGGGAGTAGCATCCCTCCTTTATTTTATAATGATTAAAATTTAAGTGATATGGCAATTAATAAGAAATTAATTCACTTTAATAAGAAAACTACTTTTAACTCACAGAAGTTATCAGCCAATGCTTCTAATACTCAATATCAGGTAGGAGGTACTGGAACTGTTCAGACTGGAGCTCCTGACATTAACTATCAATCAATAGTTTATATTAAAGATTCTAAAGAAATTTGGACTCACGGACAATTCTATGCTACTGCTGTAACATGGAGTACCATTACAGGCAAACCTAGCTTTGCTACTGTAGCTACTTCAGGTAATTATAATGACTTGAGTAACAAGCCTACAATTCCTACTAAGTTACCTACCCCAAACGCATTGACCTTTACTGGTGCAGTAACAGGCACATGGGACGGTAGTTCAGCTAAAACTGTAAACATACCTTCTGGTTCTTCATACACATTACCGTTAGCATCGAACAATACCCGTGGAGGTATCAAGTTATCAAGTAGCACACAGGGAGGAACTCCTAACGGAATTACTACAATTTCAGGCAGAACATATGCTGTTCAGGTTAATAGTAGTGAACAAGCAGTGGTAAATGTTCCTTGGACTGATACTACATACAGTTTACCAACTGCATCAGCTACTACACTTGGTGGTGTAAAAGTAGGAAGTGGTTTGGCAATTAGTAATGGTGTTCTATCTGCTACAGGTGGTGGAGAAGCCGACTCAGTTGCATGGGGCAATGTGACAGGTAAACCATCATGGATTGGTTCTTCTAAACCTTCTTATAGCTGGTCAGAAATCACAAGCAAGCCTACCTTAGTTAAACAAGTAGAACCTGGAACTCCCAGTACGGATTGGCAATCAGCGTATGTTCCATTAGATGTTACATACAGTGATACGTTTATTTCTCATAAAATCATTTCTTTACCTATGGCTTCTCCAGCAGGCGGTAGTAGTCAAGGTAGTGCAGGTTTAATAACTGGTGCTGATAAGAAGAAACTTGATGACTTTACAGATACAAAGAACACAGCAGGTGCAACAAATTCTACTGATAGACTATACCTAATTGGAGCTACATCACAAGGAGCTAATCCACAAACTTACAGTAAGAGTACTGTTTACATAAAAGATGATGGAATTCTTATGTCTTTGCAAGGATTTGAAGGTGGTGCAATTACATCAGCAGCAGCTATCTATGCAGCTAATGGATTCTTTGATACATCTGATGCTAGAGTAAAAACTAACGTAGTAGAAATTGATGCAAGTAAAGCTGATGCTGTTAGACTAGTAGAGTTTGATAGAACAGACAAAAAACATCATGGCTATGGAGTAATTGCTCAAGAGCTTGAGAAAGTATATCCAGAAATGGTGAACACTGATAGTGAAGGATTTAAATCAGTTAACTATAACGAACTTGCTATGGTTAAAATTAAATATCTAGAGGATAAAGTTGCAAGACTTGAAGCTCTAGTTGGAAGATTACTTGCAGAGTAATTATTATAATCTCATAACGTTTTCATTAAGAAGGTCGCCAATAGGCGGCCTTTCTTTGTTTGTACCTGATTACTAAAACCACCTATGCAATAAATTAATTGTTAACGAGTGTTAAATAATTGGTAATGTCCAGAATTTAACGTAACTTTGCAACATCGAATTTGGAAGTATAGTATATTTATATATTATGCCCTCAACAGATATTGTATTATTTATCGTAAATTTACGTAGATTTATTAACATTTTAACTAATTAATTGTATTTAATTATGGCTGAAACTATAAAGATAACTATTATAATTAACTAAATGTGTATTATATGACTGGCTTGATTTACACTTTTACTAATAAGGAAAACGGCAAAGAATATGTTGGGCAGACAATACAGCCCATAGAGGTCAGAGACTATGCACACTACTATGAAGCCTTTAATCAGAATAAAGGAGGTAAGTTTAATAATGCTCTAAGGAAATATGGTAAAGGCGGATTTATTAGGAGTATTGTTCACGAAATTACAGCTGACACTGCTGAAGAGTTAATAGACAAATTGAACGAACTAGAAGATATGGAAATATTGTCAAGGAATACTATAACGAATGGCTATAATACCTTACGTGGAGGCAGAAACACAGTTAAGACTTGTGGTAACTCTATTTCAAAATCCAAGTTCAATTCAACTTATAAAAACTCTAATACTATAGAACAATATGATAAGAGCGGCAATCTAATAGCAACTTATGCTAGTGCAATGCAAGCTGAACGCGCTATAGGAGGTGATAATGGGCACATATTGGCAGTGTGTAGAGGTAAACGTAAAACACATAAAGGGTTTATATGGAAATTTGGCCATGTAAAATCGGATGAATTGCTGGAACGTCTAGAAGTAGATAATCAGCAGCCAAACTCTTGAACTGGCAGTGTGTAGAGAGAAGGTTCAACGACTAACGATTGAGAAGCCTAATCAATAAAATCGACAAGAGCGTCCGACGCTGAGAAGCGATGATATAGTCTGAACTGTAGCTATAACTTTACTATGAAACTACAGAATTATGGTTTAAAACACCATAAGGTAACAAATGGAATTTCTAACAATGGACGAAGCTAAGTCAAAGTTCGGTACTAAAGGAAGAACAAACGCTGGACTTACACTTGGTATTATCGGTACTGCATTAGCAGCTTTCGCTGGAAACAACGGAGGATGTGGTTGTGGTAACGGTGGTGGAATCCTTGGAAACCTCTTTGGAGGTAACAACAACTGTTGCGCTATGCAGGCAGCTGAAAATGCTAAAACCTTAGCTATGGCTCAAGGACAGCAAGCTGATAACCTATTAGCTACTATTAGAAAGAGTAAAGAGCACATTCATGCTCAATTAAAAGCTAAAGAAGATAAATATGGTAAGTATTTAGACATATTCACAGACGTGCACGGCAATATTAATCTGGAATTGCTTGCCAATGCAGTTAAAGCAGAGATGAAAGAGAAGTCTGCTGATGGGTTTGTAGTTAACATTCTTAACAAGCCAGTAAGGTTTGGAGAAGACGACGTTAATCAATTAGTAGAAATATTTAAGACATTTAAACAGAACAATTAATCCAAATTCGAGCCATGATTAATTTACGATTAGAGAGAACTTATAGAGGTGTGTCTTATACTATAGGGAAGCTGTACCTAAACGGTAAGTATTTCTGTGACACTCTTGAGGATACAGACAGAGGGCTGAAAGATACTATGCCTACAGAGGAAATTGAGAAGATTAAGGTATATGGTAAAACCGCTATACCTACTGGCATATATAAGGTTGATATGAATGCAGTCAGTCCTAAGTTTAAGGATAGGACTTGGGCTAAGCCATATAGTGGTAAATTACCTAGATTATTAGATGTTAAAGGTTACAGTGGAGTTCTTATTCACGTTGGTAATAAACCAGAAGATACATTGGGATGTCTTTTAGTTGGAGAGAATAAGGTTAAAGGGCAAGTTATTAATAGTACTGCTGCATTTAATAGACTTATGACTGAACTTAATAAGGACAAGAATATAGAAATAACTATTGAGTAATGAGCAACTTTGATAAATTATTTGGAAGAACTTATAGTACAGTAGGTAACTCTGATTCTGACTTTATTATTAAAACTAGAGGACAGGTTAAGGTACAATGGGGCAAGAAGTTCATTGACATTATAAAGGACGGTAAACTTAATGTTGATGTTAGTTTTATAGGCTCTGTCGATTCCTATAACGATATAGGTTCTAAAGACGGTCTGTACTATGTTAAAGAAAACGGTTCTATATATTTAGTTGTTAATGGTAATAAAATTAATATACTAGGGGATGTTGACGGCACCTACGTATCATTTGCATCTAAGCAAGATACTGCTGATGAACAGAAAGGTCAGGCATCTAAGAACCTAGGGATTAGATATTCGTCTAAAGATGAAGCAACTGAATATGGTGTTACAAACGGAATAGTTTTCCTAGAAGATGCTAATAGATGGTATATAGTGGAAGATGGCGTATTTACTTTGTATCCGAGTGAATTGGAGAGTCCATACAAGAAGCAGTTAATTATAAGTAAAGAGGACAACTCTATAGGAGCTTTAGTCATAAGTGGACAAGGTAACGGTAATGCTCTAATATTTAACGCAGGAAGTGATACCTTATCAATTTATAAAGATTTTGATAATTATAGTATAGATTCTTCCTCTCCAATAATTACAACGGTTGGAACTACCTCTACTGCGGAATTAGGATTAGATGGATTATCTCTAAGCAAGAGCTTGTTCTGTGATTCTATAGAATCATCTAGTGCGTCGGATTCTACTGGATTTAAATTATATATGTTAGATGGCAAATCTATATTGTCAGTAGACCAATTAATGGTCCGAGAATCTTCTGATATAGTTGACATCACTTATGAGGAACTTGTTACCTTAATGGATTCTACAAATTTGTCTACAGCTACTAGGTATAGAATAACAGATTTCCAAAATGAGTGGGAACTGACTACTGAAGAGGATGTAATAGATGAAGATGAGCAGGCCGTGGATGAGAATGGAGACCCCTTGTGGCAAGATGAAGATGAAACCATACCAGTTATAGCTGTCCATAAGAATACACATCCTTTAATAGTGTCTGCAATAACAACCTCTAAATTGGCCAGTACTGGGACCTTTGATGATAATAGAGAGTGGAAAGTGGAGTATGACCCTTCTTATAACGAAACATTGTCTGTTAATAGATATGACGAGAGCGGTAATTTTATAGAAACTGTAGAATTGGCAGCCAAAGGAAGAATCACTAGATTAACAGATGAGAAGGGCAATTCCTGTAACTATGACTTTAAACATCTAAGATTTAAAATCACCGAAGACGGTGTAGATAAGTGGATTTATACATTTAGAAACGGAGAAGAGGATTTAAGTTTAACTGATACATGTAAGAATAATGTACTAACTGTTAATAATTATGAGATTAAATCTGAAACTGTAACTGTACGTGATAATGGTAATATTGTTACATTACAAGGAACTCTTTCTGATAACAACTTTGGAACTATTAATAGCAACTTTAACTTCTCCGGGACTGCTAATAAATTGAATGTGTCCGGAACATTAGAGAATGTAACATTTAAAGAAGATTCCACTATAGACGAAGTAACTATTAGGAGTCTTACTAACGTAACATTTAATGAGTCGTTCTCAAGGACTACATTTCATTCAGATATAAACGATGTTGACTTTGATACTACTGTATACGCTCTACTTTATGATAATGAAAAGGTAAAAGATGTATATTACAACAATAACACAGTCTCTGTCATTTGTATTCCTGATATAGCAGTTGCAACATCTGGAATACCTGCGGGCACAATAGTAATGTATAACGGAACATCTGGAATACCTGCGGGCTGGGCTATATGCGATGGTACTGAAGGTACTCCTAACTTGACTGGCAACTTCATTAAAGCCAGTGAAACTGCTGGTGAAACAGGGGAATTTATACCTGCAAGCTCCGGTAGTTCAACTGAAACTCCTATTACATATTACTCATTAGTGTTTATTATGAAATTGGCTTAATGGAGATAGCAATATTTAGTGATAGATTACTAATTTACGTTAAATTAAGAATAATTAGTCTTTAATTTTAAGGTATGGAAATTTATCACTAAATTTGCAAATAACTTTAAAAGGGAATAATATGGACATGAAATTAGAAGAATTAGGTTTTGATGATGAAGACCTGCTAGGTGAAGACGGTGTAGTGCAAACAGGAGACCCTGATGATGACATTAAACGTTGGATTGACAATGATACTCCAGTAGATTTAGACGAACCATTGGACAATCAAGAACCACCTAAAGAAGGTGACGGAGATACAGAACCTACAGAGGATGATTTAATCACAACTATGCTCAAAGCTAAAGGAATCAATCCAGAGGCTATTAAGTTCCAAAATGATAACGGAGAAGTAGAAGAAATTCCATTCTCTGAACTATCTAGGGAAGAGCAATTAGAGCTTTTAAACTATGATGATACAGATTATAATTATGGTTTAGAGCCAGAAGAGATTGACCTTATTAACGAGCTTAGAAGAAATAATTTAAGTGTAGATGACTACCTGGAATCTCATAGACGTCAAGCTATTCAGGATTACCTAGACCACCTAGAAGATGAACCAGAATATCAAGTAGATGGCATGACAGATGATGAACTATTTATTGCAGATTTAAAGGCAAATGTCCCAGAACTTACTGATGATGAAGCTTTAGAACAGTTAAATCTTGAGAAGCAAAACGAAGCTCTCTTTAATAAGAAGATGAGCGGAATGAGAGCTAGCTATCAGCAACGCGAAGAAGCAGCTATGCAGCAAGCTCAAGCAGAAGCAGAAGCTCAACAGAAAGAAATGTATGAAGCTTACGAAGACGAAATTTTACAAGCTATTCAAGATAACGAAACTATAGATTTGGGAGAGTCATCATTAACGCTATCAGAGGACGATATGAATGAAATTGCTTCCTTTATCTTAGATTCAGATGCTGCTGGAGTAAGATACTTAGCTAAAGCCATTAATGACCCACAAATGCTAGTGCAGATGTCGTGGTTTGCCCTTAAAGGACAAGAAGCTATACGTCAAATCTCCGAATATTATAAACATCAGATTACAGAGCAATCCAAAGCCAATTATAAGAAAGGTTATGAGGATGCTAAGGCTGGCAGAGCCTCTAATCCTGCTAAGACTGTAGTTAAAAGACCAGAGCAGCAAACTGGTCGTAAACCTAAAACAACATCTATTTACGATTTAGATTAAATCCAAATAAATTATTATGATAGTAGCAAATTTCGTAACTAATCGCGCCACTATGGGCGACACTAGAACTTATGAAGACTTCTATAAGTTTCTAGGAACTAAACCAACTAGACTTGGTGTAGTATCAAGACTCTACCCAGAATTGACTGCTTCTTACCTAACAGAATCTTTGAGAAATATCTTCTACATGGATTCTAAATCAAATAACAAGTACAGAAGCATTGACTCAATGTACTTTGAATGGGAAGTTGAAACCAACTACATTAAGAGAGTTGAGTTTGCAGATGTACCAACTGAAACTGGAGAGAACGGAACTGAAATCGTAATGGCTTTCAAAGAGAACTATTACCAGAAGTACGACATCTTCAAGATTGATAAAACAATGCAGCAATGCTTTGTAACCCAGAGACCAGTTCGTAAAGCTGATAATTACTGGGAAGTAACTGTTAGACTTATTGATAACGACTACTCTAGCATTCTTGACTTTAGCGGATGCCAAATTGGTGACACTACTCGTTTCCAATCCAACGCTATGCCAGAAGCACACGAAGAGGGATATGTTAAATATCAATCTAACATTGAAAGACACAGAGGTTATATTACTACTCACAGATGTGATGACAGTTATACAGCTCTGTATGCTGCACAAGAAGACGTTCTTATTAAAATAGGTGAAGGTAAAGGTAATGGTCAGATGTCTGAAACTATGTACCGCATGGATAAGACTCAATCTAACTTGCTGAAGAACTTCCTATATGTAAGAAACAATGGCTTGCTGTTCAACAAAACTAACGTTGACAAGAATGGTAAACCGACACTGTTCGACCCCGACACTGGTCGTCCTATCTACATTGGTGATGGTATCATCCCACAAGTAGAAAGATTTGCATCTAAATATGCATATAATAAGCTTACTGTTGAAGCATTCACTACTGCTATCGCTATGATGAATGAAAAGAGTGAGAATCCAACTGGTAACAAATATGTACTTATTTGCAATGAGAAAGCTTGGCAAGACGTACAAACTTGTCTATCAGAATGGCTTGCAAGATTCAAAACTTGCGGAACTTATCTATGGTCTAAGAAAGCTAACGGCTATGTTGACGTTGGTGCTACATTCCAGTCTTATGAAATCGGTGGTAACACAATTTCATTCAAGGTTGACCGTACATTCTCTCGTGAATGGGGTAGCGACAAGGGCTTCATGCTGATGTTAGACTTGACTGCTGACAAAGTAAGTGGAGAACCAGCTATTCAAATGTTCACTCTTAAAGGTGGTGACTTCATCTCTAATAAATATCCAGGTGTTGGTGGACTTGATGGTCTAAGCTCAGGTGTAGTTTCTAGCCCTGTAGCAGCTTCTAAACTAATCAACTGGGGTTATTCTGGTGTTGGTGTATTCTCACCATACAGAAGCTTTATTATGAAAGAAGTGTAATTAAATAAGTAGATATTGTGGGGAAGGCGTAGACCTTCCTCACATTATTTTACAAGATAGTAATTTATATTAAGTAAATGATTGAAATAATATGGCTAATGAAACAGACAACATAATTGTCTTAAGAAGTGTATTCGGTAAAGTAGGACAAAAGTACTTCCTTAATCCAGTTAGAGACCCACAGACAGGCAGATACCCTGACTGTGTAAGACCAGTAGATAGTAAAGGTGATATGCTATTAAGAGGAGAAGAAGATAAAGGTAAATGCTTGATTGCAGAGAACCGTGTATTTATTATTGAAGACGGTAAAACATTTGACCTTAATGACCCTTGGCAAGCAGCTGAATGGTATTCTATTCAACACTGTCCTATGATTGCTATGTCTCGTGACCAACGTGACAAGAATGGCAATTTAGTGATTGACGGTGACTCTAAAAGATACGGAGGGGCTGAACTTTACGTTGAGAGACCTGGTTATGAAACTAATAAGCGTGTTAATAAGAGACGTCTTATCCATGATGCTGAAGAGTATATCATTAAAGACCCACAAGGTGCTGCTGGTAGACTTAAAATGGCTAAATTGCTTGGACGTAACATGCGTAATGCTCCTGATGCCGACGTAGAAGACTTCTTGATGAACATTGCGTCTAAGGACCCAGAGAAGATTATTAATCTATATACTGGTGATGACATTGCACTTAGACTTCTGTTTATTGATGCTAAAGACAAACGTGTAATATACGTTAAGAATAAAGTATATCTATATAGCGAGAATCAAATACCATTGGGCGCAAGTGATGATGCAGTTATTACTTGGATGAAGAGTCCGCAGAATAGAAGGACTCTTGAACTAATTAAGAGGGACACATATCCGGAACTGTATGAACAACCAGAGCCTGATTTTACTAACAAAATTAAAGATGAAGAGACTAAGAAGTCATCTTCAACTGGTAAATATATTAAATAATGACTGCTAGACAGGTTTATGAAGGAACCGCTACTGAAGTAAATAAAGTACAGTCTATGACTCTATTATTAGAGGATTTTAACTACTTCTTTAATAAGGCTATATATCAGTATATTAACAAGAGATATAATATATATGATATTAACCAACAGACTACTGACGACATTAGGGTTCTGAAAGCTACAATAGCCCTTCCTGTAACACTTGCTACGTCCGCTTATGGAGACACAGAAGGTCTTGATTCACTATATGGTGCGACGTATGAAGTGGAATTACCTAGTGATTACTTACATTTACTTAATTGTGTATGTGATTTTGAACTAAAGAAGACTTTCAAATGTTATAACGCTGGCTCCAGAGTTCAAGTCGGAGCTAGCCGTTTAACATCTGATGCATGGTCTCAAATCATTCAGAATATCTATATGAGACCTAGCTATAAACGTCCTTATTTTTACATACACAATGTTGACATAAATACTAGCAATCCTACTAACCCGTATGATGCTGTTGATAATCCACATGGTACTGATATTAGTTCTGCTAAGACTGATGCTGATACTAATGTTACAGAAGTAACTGGCGGATTACCAAGAACAATCTCTATTGGTGGTAATGCTGTTACCACAGTAGAAAGAGAAGGACAGATTCGTTTCGGTAATCCTTCTACTGTTAGAATGGAGATACGGTACGGGAAGGACCATACTCTATTTGAGTTAAAGAAAGTATATGTGGACTACCTGAAAGCTCCACAAACTATACGATTGACACAAGAACAGATGGATATGACAGAAGACACATCCCAAATTATGGAATTTCCTGATTACGTGTGTCACGAGATTATTAATGAGCTGGTACATATAATCTTGGAGAACGAAGGTAATCCTAGATTACAAACACATATTCCAATATCAACGTCAGTTGCAAATCCAGCTCAGCAACAGACACAAACCAAATAATTATTTAAATTATGTTTAAGTGGACAAACACATTAATCGTAAATTCTAATTTAGATTCTAGTGGCAAACCAAAATGGTCAGTACAGGCTGAAGACACTGGTAGTGGAGTTGTAGGTAGCTTCGAATTTAAAAGAGTTAACAAATTCCTCAAACCAAACGTAGTAGCAATCTATAAGAAAGAAGCATCAGACCCAGTACTTGGTAAAGTTACTTTCACTATGAGCAATCAAGGTGTAGGTAATTATAGAGTTGCTCTTTACATCAGACTATCTGGAAGCCAGAACTCTTATTACTCAAATGACTTTGTATTCAAAGGTAAACCTTTGATGTATGAATTTGCAATTAAGAATGCAAGTGCTACAGCAGCAGATGTTGCTAAAGAAGCAGCTAGAGTAATTGAGAAGATTCAGACTATCTATGGAGACCACTGGATTAAAGCTAGTGCAAATGGTAGCAACCTTGTTATTGAAGGAATGGATGAATATCAACTATTTACTAAAGCTGAAATTCAGAAATTCAATCCAGACTTGAACACTGCTTTAGTTGGTGGAGAGTTTGAAACGATTGTAACAGCACTTCCGGCTGACGACCCAGACCACGATGGACAAAACACTATTGTGAAATCTAAAGAAGGATTCGGTACTTACTGGATGATTCTTAAAGACCTAAGACTTCCGACTATGGAAGCTAGACGCTTTGCTGGTATTAACGAAGAAGAGCTTCCTGTTCCAGGAGCTAAGTATAATGAGTATATTATTAACTATTGCGTTAATAGAGGCATTATGGGCGGAGATGCTGTAGGAGAAGTTACAAGGTCACTTACGACTCATGTATTCTATGTTAAACAAGATTTGGCAGCTGGTTTTGAAGAAGCTCTTACTAAGATAGGTACTATCGATCAAGAAGTTACTCCAGGTGAAACTGCACAACAAGCTCTAGAAGCTAGTAGTACTAATGCAGCTGAAATTGCTAAATTGAAGACTGGCAAGGCTAACGCTGCTGATGTTTATACTAAAACAAAAGCGGATGCTAAATTTGAGCTAAAAGCGTAACAACTTAAAACAGTAATTGAAGGCGGGGGCGTCATACGCCTTCGCCTTTATTTATTATAATCATATGGGATATTACGAGAAATTATCGTCAGCCATATATAATGACATAATGAGTGGTCTTAGAGGTTATAGCTCCACTCCAACAATGTCATTAGAACAGTTAGAGGATGATTGCGTTGATGAAAGACTTCAAATTATTAAGGAATATTTTATTAAGGGATTAGTTCCTAAGAAGGACTTACTGATGACTATACCTTGTATAGAAGTTGATTGTAAGAATATTGAAAGGTGTAGATGTAATGCTAGTCCATGTGACACATTAACTGCTCATTTTGAAATTCCACAACTTCTTACAGAGTTCGGAGAAGACGGTATAGAATATATAGGAGCTACTGATATGAGTAATCCATTTATATATTACACTAATCCTATCGTAATGAAGTATCATAAATATAGAGTAAGAGGAAAGAATAAACCATACGTGTGGATTGATATAACTCCTAACGAGAACAACATGTACGATTGCTTTGTATTTAATGCTCCATTATTAAAGAAAGTAACAGTAGTGGCAATATTAAAAGACCCTAGACAATTAGATTGGTTCGGATGCTGCGCTCCTGTTGATATTAATAATATGACATTCATTGATGCTGAAATTAAGAAGAGACTAACTGAAAAGAAGATTCGTTATTATAGGCAGCTCGCAGCTCCTGTCTTACCTAATGACCAAGTACCTAAATAATGGAGAATTTTAATTCAGCTTATTATCAAATGAATCTGCTCTATGGAACAGAATTGTCTCCTGAAGAGTTCGAAGAAATTGGACTGATTGCCTGGCATAAGATAGGTAACAGGAGAACTAGATTATACAGGTATGTTACTGATATTCAATGCCCTGACAACACAGTGGATTTACCTTGCAACTGTGACATAATTGAAGCAGTCACTTATGGCTTTGAAGAGTGGAATTATGTTACGAATGACACAGTAAACGGAGATTACTCTTCACAGTTTACTGAAAACTATATAGAATCAAGAAAGCTTTATAGTGACCCTCTCTATATAAGTGGCAAGTATGCCAAATTTGAAAGAGTGGGTGATACTTTGTACTTTGAGAAGAACTATGGACAGGTAAACATTCTCTATAAGGGCATTCTGGTAGATGAGGACGGGTTACCTGAAATCAATTATAAAGAGAAAGACGCCATTGCATGTTACTGTGCTTGCACTAAGAGATTTAAAGAAGGTTGGAAGAATCACAACCAGAATATGTTACAGGAAGCACAATTATTGGAACAGAGGTGGTTGAAACTATGTGACGCAGCCAGAATTTCAATTCATTTAAGTCAAAATGACATGAATGAAATCTTAGATGCTAAAACTAGTTGGAATAGAAAGATATTTAATAAGTCGTACAAACCCCTACGTTAATATGAATTATGCTTTAGGATATGCCTTTAACATCCATGACATGTTTGCTGGTTTTGATACCAGCAGACTTGACTTGGATAGTAAGACATGTGAGAAATTAATAGGTAATAGACATAAAGAAGTAATTGCTAAGCAAGTGTTTAAATACGCAGTTAAGCTAGTAATTGATGATATTATACATAGAAACAATAGATTTGAGCTTCCAACTTTAGGAAGAAATGCCTGGTTATACATGAAGAGAGTTTCTGGTAATGAGTTTACCGAAGCTAGACGATTTGGTAAGTGGAAAGATGTAGACTTTCTAGCTTCTGATTTCTGCGGATATAGAATGGTATTAACTTACAAGAATCAAGAGATACAAAGGGAGAAGATGGCTTATCTAGACCCTGTTAATAAGAACGTAATCACAGAGAATACTAACAATGGAATGCAATACTACTAAGAAGTTTACTGATTATACAGACGAAATAATGAAGGAATTTCCATATCTTAGTAAGCATGACATAGAAATTATTGTTAGATATGGCTGGAGACAAATATACTTCTTAAATCAAAGAGGAGGAGATACAATCCTTAATAGCCATAAATATAAATATTGGTTATATATAGGGGAGTTAACTAAGAATCCTATTAAGCATTTTAGATATTACAGGAGAAAGATGCAGAACAAGTTGAGAGTGATGTATACTAGAAAGAAGATTCAATGGGACGGGTACTACTATGTAGCCTTAACCAATGAAGAATATGAAGAATTACTAGAATCTTTTAATAAGAAAGGCAGGAAGAGGAAATATTATACCTTTAATAATAAGAAGGTATTTAAGATTCTAGACGAATGTAAACTATCATTCTCTGGCAGTCCTTGTATTATAAAATTCAAAGGACTTGTAGATTTAGGATTCTCCTATAAGAAAGAAGTACTTAAGTGTGAGTATCCAGAGATAGCGTTCACAAGAGATAGAAATGCTAAGTTTGAAGACATCTTAGTAAGTAACGACAATTATGAATATTTATAACAATGAAACAAGAAGCAACAAATACCTTTGGAGATGGAATGATAATGGACCTAAATCCATTAACCACTCCTAACAATGTACTTACAAGTGCTCTGAATGCTACTATGATTACTTATAATGGTAATGAATTTGTGCTTCAGAATGATATGGGTAATGGTAGAGTTGAAACTGCCTATTTACCTTCAGGCTATGTTCCAGTTGGAATTAAAGAATATGGAGGAATAATATATGTTGCATCATATAACCCTCTTACTAATAAGGGTCAGATTGGCTCATTCCCGTCTCCAGAGCGTAATATTAGTAGTAGTGAAATAAACAAAGCTAAAGACCCAATAATAGATAGCTCTAAATTTAAATTGAATCAGGGTCAGTACATATATAAGTTCAAACTGTTCGGAGATACAGGTAATACAATCATTCGTTCTGGAGACAAATTCTCTATAATAATCACTTCCGATATTACCTTAGAAACTCTAAAGACTTTTGTTAGTAACTGTCTTAATACTACAGAGGGCAAAATAACAAGCCCTAAGAATAAGCTATTGAGTATAACAGTGGCTGTGTTTGATTCTAATAATAACCTTAGAGATATTACTAGTCAATTGAAGAGAATAGACCAGAATAATAAGGTTATAGAGTTTGATGCAACTACATTGCCTGAAGTTAAATATAACACTGGGTATTATATGCAATGTATTCCAGAGTCTACAATAACTGATGACTTGGTAGATAATTTTAGAGAGAGGTATGCTGCTAATACATATAACAATAAGATATCAGGAGAGTTGTATATAATTACTAAGCTTAACACTATATCAGCATTAGATGTATCTGTCAGTGGGCTTAAGAATCTTGATAAAGACTCAGAAGAGGTGGATGGAATAACTGTTCCAAAAGATAGCTCCTTGGTTATATTCGACACTACGTATAAATACAATTGTCCAGATGGTTATTATAAGGACAACCCTGCGGATATGTCTGACTCCATGAGAAGCAAATATTTGTCCTATTATGGTATAGAGTCTGATTTTAAAGGTTCAAAAGGAGACTTCTCTAGCTTTATAAAAGGTATTGAATTTGACTTGAATACTACATCTACAAGAAGTTCAAATAAGTTCTATCTTCCGTTTATTATAAATGAAGAATCTTCCATACCAGTTTATAATGAATCCTCTTCCCTTTATATATCTGAACAATCGGCAGGCTATGTAGTTAACGATACTAGTAGTATTATAAACTTTACCATTACTCCCTACATGACGTTTGGAGCATTAGCTGGATTAGCTGTAAATGGGTCTATTAATTTAGACCTGCTAGGTTCTGGAATAATAGAGATAAACACATGGAAGTACTTCTGTGAACAGGACAATGTCACTATTACTTGGGGTTTGGAAGCATATCCCAGAACTGGAGACGAGATTCAAGAAGTGAAATTCATGTTCTATGATGTTCTTAACCCCTCCCCAGAGAAAGTAATTCTAGAATATCCTTTGGCTAGGAAGAGAAGCTATAACGGAGTGTTCACTGAAACTTTAGCTTTCGGTAGTACACTAGCCTATGGTAACTTATATTTAGTTAGAGTTGTAATAACAACCGTTAAAGGAAATGTATTAAACAAGTACAGGTGGTTATTAACAACACCTCTTTATAATAAGTTGTACTTTGGAGTACAAGACTTCGGGCAAGACTTAGATACCATATCTAGCCACAATAATGTCGATTTATCAGTTAGCACTTCGTATGGCATTCAGAACACATCAGAAACTAAGACTGCTCCATATTCTGCATTGTTTAATGAATCTGGGGGAGAACAGAAGATTGAAGTTCATCAATATACTAAATATTCTTCTATAATAGAGTTAAAAGATAGTACTACAATAAATGATATTGACAACTATCCATTCACACTAAACTTAGAAAGTATAAATACCACATATACTTTAAAAGATGCTACTGTGAGTATACCTAATATAGTATACGTGGGAAGTATGGCAAACATAAATTCCTTAGATGCATATATACATGCGAATAGTAAATTATCACCTACTGTTAATATAGATTGGGATTCTTTTAGTTCTCCAGAGTTTACAGCTGTAATGGACAATTCTACAGGAAGAACCGATGTTAATTTAAAGCTAGTGTCAGGACTTATATCAGGAACTGTGTTAGATACATACACATTTGAGAATCCATATCAGTCATTTATAGACAATGGAGATAAATTTAATAGGATATTTGGATATGACTTTCTAGATGAGAATAATGATAAGAGTCCTATAGCTAGGGTAGGTGTAGCCTTCAACGTCAGAAAGAAAGCTAAAACTGTATGGAGACATATGCCCAAATTTACTAAAACTAGTAGATATAACATGGAATGTCCTATAGGTGATGAGGATAGGAATGTCGGAGACAATTCTGATAAGGGCTGGCAGTATTTGAATAATAAAACTAGGTCTAAGGTAGTTGAAGTTATAGACGGATATTATGGGAGACGCCCTTTATGTATAGTAGTAGGTAATGCCGGAATGATAAGCGGAGATGCTCATGTGAAGAAAGATTCAAACAATGGCTATGACAATCTAGCCCCAGGAGTTATAGACATGACTAGAGTAGAGATGTTATGGTGGTACAACGGAGCTTCCTATGATTATGTGCAGTCAGCTATGTATTGGGATGGTGTAGCTCCGTCAAGGGATTATACTTCGGTAGTCTACGATTTGTTTAAATATGTATTACTTCAATTTGGGGAATCTGTTACTAAACCTCTATTTGGACCTGAGCTTATTACTTCCACTTACAATAATAAGTATAGTGCTACATTACAAACAACCACTTTAATACTTAAGAATGTAAAGGAGGATAGCCAAGATAGTGTGTTTAGTACTAAATCGGGATTCTTTAATGAAGCGACTATTAAGGAGAATTTGCAGACTATTGCTGATTCAATAAATGATACTATAGATGCAGACACACTGTTCGAGTTCGTTGACTTTAAACTACAACCATTCTCTGTAGAGGAAACTTCAGAAAGAACATATTTAGTGCAGGATATGGTGGATACATATAACAGATTACAGTCCATAGAGAATAAATCAGCACTCCCCATAGTAGCTATAACAGATGAAGGGGTTATATTTAGCGACACACTGCTAAACAATCAAGTTTATTACTATGGTAAGAATGGAAATGATTTAGTCGTATATAATCCTAGAATAGCTGGCCAGCCTGGTTATGACCTATTACAAAATCTTAAAATAGGTAAGCATGAAGGCAGAATTACGTTGCTGTCAAATCCTATGGGTTTAATGACCAGAGACTTCTATACAGAACGTGATGGCAGTAGGCTTTGTTATGTTGGCATTCCAGTAATTTCTTTCGGAGGCGCTATTAACTCTATATCTGCAAACAACTTACAATGGATAAACGTTACGTAATATGAGACAGTTAAATGATTTTACAAGTCCGTTTGAGCTTATAGATTTAGAATTTCCAGCTTTGTCACTGTCATACTATTTGAATCAAATACGACCATACGGAAATATAGTATACGAATACAATCCGTTGCGTAATTACAGACTTTCGTCTGATACTGTTATAAACGGAGAATTAGTAGAAGCAGGAAGTATTGTGGATTTAGATACAGATGGATTTAACTTTAGTCTTAACAATCCGCTTGAGATAGATGCACAATCGTCGTATGACGGTTCTGTAAATTTAATATTTAATGACAACAGGAATATCCCTAGACTAGTTAATAGTAGATTCTCTGTGTTACAAAATAACACCTATGAGGTAGTAGATAGAATAGGTAATAATGATACCAATCTATACGATAGTGAACAATTTGATTTAGATACATCTTTGTATAAAAGGGTCAACACAATTCCAACCATCACATTTAACTCTGTATTGCCTTCTGGCAACCTTAAAGTTGGTAATTATGTAATATATATAAAATATGCGGATGCTGACGGCAATGAAACAGACTTTGTTGGAGAGTCAGGAATAATTTCTTGTTTCATTGGAGGAGATAGGGACCCATTCTCTATTGACGGAGGTTTTAGGGACCAGCTAGCTAGTAAGTCTATATCTCTAACTGTATCTGATATAGATAGCAGTTATGATTATATAAAAGTTTATTATACTAGAAGCACATCAGACGTCGATTCCAATAGAGTAGTTACAGCTCATGAAATAGATAGAAAGTTTCCGGTTAGAAACAATAATTGTAATGTCATCATAACAGGAAGTGAGGAAACAAAAGACATTCCAGTTAGTGATATAAATATACAGTACTCTATAATAGACAAAGCTAAATCACAAACTGTGTGTCAGAATATGCTGTTTTTAGGCAATTCGTGTAAACCAGATATGATGTACAAGGACTTATCTGACATTAGCCTGAGACTATTACCATATTTAATAGAATCTGATTCAGAAAGATTCATAGGTAAGACTTCTTACGATTACTCTGATTTGTCTGACCAGAGTTATAGCCATGAATATTATAACACGTTAAACATATATAATAAAGTTGGCTATTGGAATGAGGAGATTTACAGATTCGGTGTAGTATATATAATGAAAGACGGGTCATTGTCGCCAGTGTATAATATACGAGGTAAAAACGGAATCCCAAAATTCGAGGAATTGCAATCTGCCTACCTGCAAAGTGACCTATGGAAATATGAGAATAATGAGAAGGTTCGTAATTACATACCTATAGACGAATCGACTTTTGATGTATCTGGAACCAGCTATTTGGAGAACGCCAAAGGAGTACTTAGAATAAATACTGATTCAGATTCCAGAAAGGTTTATGGTATTGGAATAGCAATACCTACTGAAGTTTCTGAATATCTTAATACACTTGTACAAGGGTTGTTCATAGTAAGACAAAAGAGAATCCCGACTATATTAGCGCAGGCATATGTTATGCCTAGAGACCTAGAGGCCGAGGTTCCTTTAATAAATTATGGTGGTTCTTACATAGCAGAACGTTTCTTGGATAATGATAGAAAGTTGAATGAGTCTTATTTACCTAGATTATATACAATCTCAGATATGGCTAGAGTAAATAGGTCAGCCAAAGTAGCTATCTGCCCAGAGTATGATGTTAGACAATCTTACTTTAATCATTTGTTCACAGGTACAGAGTATGTGGTTAGAAAGGCGGACATACAACCGTCTATGACCACTCTAAGTAGAGATATTTACAATGATAGACATTATTACGTTGATAATTATTATGGTAGGAGAGAAGAGCAATTCTCTCGAGCTAAAATAATAGGAGTGGGAGACAACGTCCCAATTGCGGCAGTAGAAGACTACAATTTTAGAGGTAGGGCTGGGGAAGCTGAAGAGGGATTTAGATTTAGATATATAGAATCTAAGAATAAAGAGAAAGAAGCTACTAATTTAATTAGAGGAGCTTACTCTCCCTACCTAGGAATCATCGGAGACCAAGTAACCATAGGTAGTATAATTAACATCTACATCCCAGGATACTCTGAAGCACAAATGTCTACATATTTTAACACTAGATACGAGGATAATTCACCTTACTATTCTGTTAGTAGTCGGCTAAGTCTAGCTAATATAGACAGCCTGCTGTCATTGCAGAAGGCAGGAGGTGATTTATATACTTACACAGTCCCATGTTATAGAGGAGATTGCTATATATGTAACTTTACTCATAGACTGAATAGAAACTTCCAGGACCCGTCAGCTCCTACTAATGATGAAGTCGTAGACGAGAATACATGGAAAGATAATTATGATACGGAGAACACTGAGAATAATGCAAAGATTAATAGAGGTGATGTAAATGCTATTCAGTTAGGCAGCTGGATTACGTTTAAGGTATGTTCTTCTTACAATCTGTCCATTAGGTCCTTAGACCCAAGCTATCCTACCGAAGAAGGGCTGACTGGATTAAAGAGAGGATTTTACCCTTTGCAAGAATTAAGTCCAGCAGGAGCAACTAAGATACCCGAATCTTCGGTTATTAATGGAGGTTATAGCAGCACAACCAGTGAGAAGCAGGCATTCACACTGCCTGATGTTCCGTATATAAAAAATAGATTTGACACCAGAATTATGTACTCAGATATATCAGTAGGAGATGCATTTAAGAATGGATTTAGAGTGTTCCAAATGACTCACTATAGGGACTATCCTAGAACTTACGGAGGAATTATGAAGATGATTGAATTGTTTGGTAATATTCTTTGTATATTTGAGCATGGTATAGCTTTAATTCCAGTTAATGAACGTGCTGTAGCAGGTGAAGGTTCAGGCGGAAATGTCTTCATTAACACCTCTAATGTGCTTCCAGAGAATCCAAAAATGCTGTCAGATACCTATGGTACTCAGTGGCCGGAAAGTGTTGTACAGACCCCATATTTCGTTTATGGAGTGGATACAGTTGGAAAGAAGATTTGGAGAACTAATGGAGACCAGTTTGAAATTATATCTGATTTTAAGATACAGGAGTTCTTAAATGAGAATATTACACTAAGTGAAAGGGAAATGACACCTATTATAGGTGTTAGAAACGTTAAGGGTCATTATAATGCATTCAAACAAGATGTCATGTTCACTTTCTACGATGATTTATACGGATTTGAAGAGAAAGTGTGGAACATCTGTTATAATGAAGTTATGCAGAAGTTTATTACGTTCTATTCTTGGGTTCCCTCTTATTCTGCCAACATTGACAATATTCATTTTAGCTTTAATAGAGACACCTCTAAATGGATTAGTAAACTGGCATCTTCTGGCAGCTTATCGACTTCTGCTGATGGTATAGTTCTTAGTAATGTTGTCATAGACGATTGGGAGACCAAGGATGACATGAAGTTAACTAAACTAGGGCTTGTTAATAGGTCTCTTCCGAACACCCAAAATACTGGTCTAGAGATAGAACTTACATATGAGATAGTTAAAGATAATTTTGGAATGTATAAGCATTTTAAGATTATTACTGAAGGAGAGAAACAAAATAAGGTGTCGTACTTAGCTTTAAAAGAAGATTTTGAATGGACAGTTCCAGTTGTGCAACTAAATCTACAGTGTACTATAGATTATTTATACTCTTCAGAATCTGCACCACAAGACTTAGATGATTATGTTGCTGGATGGAAAGATTACGTGACATATAATGCAGGTTTGTATCAATCATCAATTGCCATAACTAAGCAGGAAGTACTAGACAATGGAGTTAATGAAGGTTTGAATTTAACAACAGACTTCTGGAAACATGGTCAGTCTGGAATCATTGATATTAAGGACAAGATTAAACCATGTTATTGGTATGGTAAGCAACATCCATTTGAGTATGAATTTGTAGTAGTTGATAACCCAGCTACACATAAGATATTCGAGAATCTACAAATTGTAAGTAACAAGGCTGTTCCGGACTCATTCCATTATGAAGTAGTAGGTGAGAGCTATGAGTTCCATGAGGACAAGAAGAACATGTATATAAGACAAGAAGCTACTAAAGACTTCTATCAATATAATGGTTCTGATATACTGTACAACAGGAATTTCTTAGACCTAAGAGGTAAGCAAAGAGACATTCTTAGAAACTGGAAACCTACGGGACAGAAAGTGAAATCTACACTGTTCCCATTATACTATGCTAGAGTAGATACATTTAATGAGATTGAGGATTACTACAAAGGTAAGACTGCTCCTAATAAGGATTATGTTAATCTATCAGGTTCTGAAATAGTTTATAATGAGAAGCTAGATGAGTTTAGAGTCTGGACTCATGCTAAGGCTGCTGATATTAAAGACCCAAGAATTGGAAGATTAAGAGGAAATATGAATTATCAAGGAGATGTTTGGAATATTCAAATTAATCCTATTATCTTTGTACAGCGAAACGAGCCAGCATGGAATACAGCAAAACTTACTAAGGAAACTATAGATAAGGTTCCTATCTCTGTAGGTAATTCTCCTATACCAAACGACTTAAAAGGATTTGATATAACTTCAGAAACTCCTGTGGAAGACTATATGCCTCAAGATTTAATAGACTTAGGATATGGACCTGAAGATATAGACACATCCGATTGGTGGAGTGGTAGGAAGGAAGCAAGACTTAGAGACAAATACATCAAGATTAGAGTAAGATATACTGGCGAAGAGTTAGCAATAATAACAGCATTAAAGACACTATATACAATAAGTTATGCGTAAAATTATGAAATTCCAATGGGGAAATTCGCTACTAAGACAAGGTATGGGGAGTATAACTCCCCTACAGTCTAGTAGTGACCTCTATACAGCAATGACTGGATTGCAATCCGCTAACTTCGATAAATTCTCTCCCGCCAATAATCCTTTATTACAAGCTGGTGCGGCTAGTGGTGACATGGCTTCTAAGGCATTACTAATGAATGCTAATACTAATAAGGCTGTCAATGGATTATCTAAATCAGCTGCTAATATGGCAACTGGAACTGCTGGAAGTACTGTTAAGCCTGGTGGAGGACTGTTTAGTAAAGCAAATATCGGTAACACCATGTCTAAGGCAGGAGGTTATGCTGATATGATTGGCAGTTTTATTCCGAAGAAGGAGCAATCAGCACTTACTACTGGCTTAAATCAGGGATATGATGCAGCAGCTAACATGATTTCTAGTGTACCTGGAGTAGGAACTATCGTTGGAGGGGCAATGAAGATTGGTGGTATGTTGTCAGATGGACTTACAGCTTTAGGAGTAGGAACCGACCAAATGACTACTACTGATAAGATTCTTGATAGTAAATTTATGAAGTTAACTCCAATGGGGTTAGTAAATGCTTTCGGAGCTAAGAAGGCTGATACTATCTATAAAGATAACGAAACTTGGGAACAGCAAGGTTCAGCTTATGGAGGTTCAATGGCTAAGGTAGATGATGCCCTTACCAAAAGTGGTAAGAAGTATGGAGCTTTCAGTGGTAAGGCTAGACGTAAAGCTAATGCACAAATAGCAGAAGCTAAACGGCAGCAAAATTTGGTATCTGATATTAATCAAGAAGCACAGGATGCATTTGCAGCATCTAATTATAGTGGAATTGGTCTTAGAAATGAACTAGCACTTAGTGGAGGTTATAGAAATATGGCAGTTGGTAGAAACGGAATGAAGATACTAGATGCTGAATCGCAATGGGCTAGGGAAGTTCTTACTAAAGCTAAGATTAGACCTAAAGAGAAGTTAGAAGAGCAACCACCAAAATTTGCAGAGGGAGGTAAAGTTAATGTAATTCCAGACGGAGCATTACATGCACACAAGCATCATTTAGAGGATATTAGTCCAGAGTATGAACAAGTAACTAGTAAAGGAATACCTGTGGTAACGGAAGAGGAAGGTGGTAAATTAAAGCAACATGCTGAAATTGAGCGTAATGAAATCATCTTCAGGTTAGAAGTTACTAAGAAACTAGAAGAACTTATGAAGGACGGAAGCGATGATGCAGCTATAGAAGCTGGCAAATTACTTGCACATGAAATTATTAATAATACTGTTGACAATACAGGTCTAATGGAGGTAGTAGAATGAGAATAGAAATTGGCGATAAGAAGTATAATGTAGAGGTAGCTCAAACAGATGAGGAGAAGACCAAAGGATTGCAAGGCAAGAAAGAGCTTGCTGAAGATGAAGGTATGCTGTTCATATATGATGAACCTCAAATAGTTGGTTTCTGGATGCAAGATACTGACATTCCACTTGATATAATATTTATTGACGAAGATTTTGAAGTAATATCAGTTTATAAGGGACAACCGCACGATGAAACTATTGCTGAAGAAGATGATGTGCAGTTTGTATTAGAAGTAAATCAAGGTTCTGGAATTAAGGAAGGAGATGAGCTTGACATAGATGACGATGATGAAGTGCCAACTATGAAGGTTATAGCTCCAGATGGTTCCACTCAAATGGAATTAAATGGAGGAGAAAGAATCTTTAGTAGAAAGAATACCAAAACTCTTATTCGTATGGCTAAGAGAGCAGATAAATCTAAGGCAGATAAAGATTATAAGGCACTCGGGAAGAAGATGTTTACCTATTTAAAACAGCAAGATGAACGTGAGCCTGAATATGTGGAGGCTCCTGAATAGTAACCATAGTATTTTAATATAATTACTATCTACATTGATGTAAATAACAATAGTAACGGTTAGCTTTGATATGTCTAATTTAGTCACTAAATTTGTAGTCAAATACAATGTTATGGGTAGGTACTTAACACAAGAAGAAGTCATAACTAAGCTGACAAACACATTCGGTGATAAATTAGACATATCTAAAGTTAAATATATAGATGCTAAAACCAAAGTTAAAGTTAAATGCAACGTATGCTCTCATGAGTTTGAAGCTAAACCGCTTCATTTGTTCAACGGGCATGGATGTCCAAAATGTGCTAGAGCACTTGTAGGAAAGAAATGCAGAAATAGTACTGATAAGTTTATAGAGAAAGCTAATAAAGTACATAATTATAAATATGACTACTCTAAAGTTACATATGTTACTAATAGAGTCAATGTCTGTATAGTATGCCCTATTCATGGTGAGTTCTACCAGACTCCTCACTCACACCTATCAGGCAGAGGATGTCCGAAATGTTTATATAAGTCACAATATAATCTATATAACAGGTTGTGTAACGAGCTTCCAAATTTGGAAATATTATATGAATATAGTCCGGATTGGCTAGGTAAGCAAAGATTTGACATCTACATACCTAAATATAATATTGCTATAGAATATAATGGAGAGCAGCATTATAAACCTATGGCTAAGTTTGGAGGAGTAATTGGATATAATAAAACTGTTGAAAGAGACAGTCACAAACTAGAGAAATGTAAAGCTAATAACTGTAAGTTATATGTTTTAAGGTATAACTATAAGAATAATGACTTGCAAGAGATAATAAACACAATTCAATCTTTAAATTAACATAATTATGAAAATTCAAAGTAAAGTAGCTAGATTTATGCAACAAGGTGGTGCAGCTCCTGTACCACAAGACCCAGCAGCAGGAGGCGCACCTGCTGAAGGAGCACCAATGGAAGGCGGAGCACCGGAAGGAGCACAAGCAGGTAATCCTATGGAACAGATTCTTCAAGTGGCAGCACAGGCAGTGCAAACAGGTAACTGCGAAGCAGCTCTAGCTGTATGTCAGACTCTTATGTCGGCAGCACAGGGAGGTATGGGACCTGGAGAAGCTCCTCAAGAGGAACCAACCTTTGCAAGAAATGGTTCTAAACTTAGAAGAGTTAGATAATCATTTAACAAGTTAGAAAGGGGCATATATCAAACAGTATATGTCCCTTTCTTAGTTTATAATACGATATGTCACAAGCAATAAGAAAGTATCAAACTGGTGGCAAGTCCTCACAAGAACCAGAGCTGTTTGAGTGGAAAGATGTTAACAAATATAACAAATCAGATTTAGTATCTGGCTTATATAGAAACATTGACACCTATATACAGAATAACGGACTAAAAGGGGACAAAGCTGACCAATTCAGAAAGGCTGCTGGTCAATTCATAGAAGGTCTTAAGTCCGGGACTGTGACTATGAATGGAGACGGAACCTTTACAGATGCTTCTGGGCAAATGAGCAGTACTGGTAAATATGACAAGAAATTTCTAGGATTAGGTACTAAGAATACAGAGAATAATGCATTTAACAGAGTTGGTGATTATGCATTAAGCTATATTAAAGGTATGAGTCCTTATAAGGCACAGGTTGAAGAGAAACCTCAAACTAAAGCAGCTCCAATTTCATTTAAACAAAGACTAGCTAATATAGCTATGGGAGGAAACTGGGATGATAGTCTATGGAGGAAGTTTAATTCGCAAGACCGCTTAGGATTCCTAAGACAAGCAATACAATCTAGTCATAATGATTTCATTAATAATCCAGAAGCAGAATATAACAAAGATGTATTCGGAACTAGAGAGAATTGGATAGAGAGAAGCTCTAATCTATTAAAAGCTCTAGAAGACAATAAATATAACCCTGAAGACCTAAAATTCTCTGCCGCTATGGGCTATGGAGATTTAGGCGCTTATCTAAATGATGAAGTCTCTAAAGGAGGTAGTGATGTAAACTTGATAGATGCTTACAGGAAGTCCTTAATAGCAGATGCCAAAAGTAAAGGAATATTAGGAGACGAAGCAATTAACGCCTATGTAGAGAAAGGTCTAAGAGACCAAGCTAATAAGGAGAAAGGAATAATAGATACTAATAAGGCTGAACTGAAGACTGAAGCTACTAAGAAATACTTTGAGGATTATAGAAAGAATAATCCGTTTAAATCTTCCATGTCAGGACATTTCGGCAATGTTAATCCTAATTACAATATTGGCAATTTACTGGATTACTTGAAAGGTCAACCAGATATGGCAAATTATTTTACCAATGTATTAGGAAGAACCTCATTTAGACCAGACAACGGACAGCATATAGTTAATAATATGGATGCTGCCTTGAGTGTCATGAGGTCACAGTTCCCAGACATAGGCAATGGCTTTGTAGCAGTGCCCACTACATATGATTTCAATAATTATACTAGTATAGCATATAATCCTGAAACTAAACAGTACAAGGAAGTATCTATGCTAGATATACCTGCGTTGCAACAGATAGCCTATGCTCATTATGAGAATCCTACTGATAGTTCAAAACCTAGAGTTGCTCCTAGAGTACCAAAGCGGAGAGGTTCGTATTTCCAACAGGGAGGAAGTATAGGATTTAATAGGGAAGCTGCTAACGCTGAAATACTTAAAGCTATTAAGGAGAGAGACGCTAAACGTCAAGCTGACAAGGAAGCTAAAGTAGAACAATCTGTAGCATCTGGTAAATCTCCACAACAAGCTGTCAATGATAGTAGGAAGCCAGCAGATACTGGATTCACTGCTTCTGATTATGCAAGGCTTGGGGCTATAGGTGCTGATTTAATATCCATGATACCTGGAGCTGGGGTAGTAGGTTATGCTGGAACACTAGCCAATTTTGGAGCTGATTGGGGCCAAGATGGTCTTGACTGGGGAGATGCAGGACGTTTAGCTATGAATTTAGGTTTAGATACAGTTGGATTAATTCCCGGACTAGGCGCAGCGGCTAAAGGCAGTAAGGTAGTCAAAAATCTCATAAAATGGACTCCAAGACTATTATCGGCAGCAGCTGCAATAAACTATACAGGCCCTGGTATAGAATCGGCTAGAAAGCTAGCCACTAACCCAAAAGACCTTTCTGTAGATGATTATAGAAACTTAGCTGAATTAATAAAAGTTGTAGTTGGGGGTGGTAAAGGAGTTAAACGCCAAATACAATCTAGACAACTTAGAAATGCCGCTGCTACTGGAAATCATGTAATAACTAGCGCTACTGGTAAAGAATACACTGTTACCGGAGCACAGTTGGACGAGATAGCTAGTCATGGTAAACTCAAAGACCAACAGGCGGCTTTCCAGAAAATTACTAAGAGTGATGATAGATTAGGTCGTCAGGTTAATTTCTCATGGCACAATCCGTTTATAACCAGTTTGCCCAATTCTGTAGTAAGACCAGAATATAACTTCAACAAAACTAAAATAGTTAGTACTACTAAAGGTGATATTGAAGTGCCTCTAGTCTATTCAAATTCAGAGAAGGGAATAGTTAAAAGAATGCAAACTGGAGTTATATCTATTCCTGGTCTTGATAAGCCAGCTCAATGGTACAACTCTTTCAAATACAGAAATCTTAATAAAGGTCAAGCTAAGCCTTCAGAGCTGTTAGCATTACCTGCCCCTAATCAAGTAACTCCGTCTAACAGGGTATTTCACATGGGAGATGGTAAGTCAAGACAAGTTGTAGACATTACTGACCCAAACAAGCTGGCACAAACTAGAGCCACAGGAGATAGAAACAGACGTAATGAAGCTATTAGGAATGAAAGGCTTAATAAGCAGGCTGAAGCTAGAGAAGCTCAAAAAGCTAGAAATGAAGCTTTGACTGCATGGGCTACTAATCAACCTTCACCTAAACAACCATTAGCTGGAGCAGCCAGAGCTAATAAGGAAAGGACTTACAGAGAAGTATTCCAACCAGTAGCTGAACGTGAGTACAATAAAGTATGGGATGAAGCAGTTAAGAATAAAAAGGATTTTGGATATGAGGATGTAACTCCTAGAAGGAATGTGTATACTCCACCAACTCCAACTGAAATTACTGTTACTCCTACTAATAAGATTACCGATAAGAATGCCAGATACTTATGGGAATTAGTTAATCCGCCCAAACGTAGTACTGCTCATGTTAAAAGAGAACTTCCTAAGAAGCAATCTAAACCTAAGACTAAGAAGAAGTCTAAGGATGATAGAGTTACTAAGAAAGCTAACGGAGGAGTGTTAATTCCTAAATATCAAGGAGGTAAAGCTATACGTAATGTACAATCTGCTAATGATTTGAATTGGAACACGGACGTCTTAGGAAGTGCTGGTTACAACGACACATTAGGCATGATTAACCCAGCAAATGCTAGTACATACAATAATATGCAAAGAGATTACAGTAATCTTGGATTTACTGCTACTAAGCCCGGGGCTTCTAGATTATCTTATAATCAGAACGTAGCTAACTATCAGACTAACTTTAATACTAATACTAAAGTGAATACTGGAACTATGGCTAGTCTGGTTAAATCTGGCAGAATAACAGGTAGAGGTGGAAGTTCTGACAAGGGTACTCAATGGACTGCTGACGGATATGCAGGAGACCAAACTTGGTTAAGACATTTAGGAACTAACAATATTAGTGCTGACAATTTAGCTAAAGTTAGAGCCGGAGTTAATGATAATATTGATGTTATTAAGAACTTAAATACTGGAATGTTAAACTTTATGCCTAAAGCTAAGGCAGCAGGTATTACTAGTGGAAATCCACAACCAGCTATGCCAACTAAACTAGAATCTCCAGTTCCAGCTATGGGTAGTAATCCTACTAATAAGCAAATTAGAGATGCCGAAAGGTCACAGAAAGCTGCCGGAGACGGTACTGTACGCGGAGCAGCTGGAGGTGAAAAGAAAGGTTTAGGAGGTTTTAGTGTGTTGCCAGAGGATGTGATAGCATTAGGTAGAATGGTTGGAGGATTGGCAACTAATAACAAGGCAGCTGAACAGTACAAAGCTGGATTAAAACCATTACTAATAGATACATATGAAAACACTGTACCTATTACTGGCAACTACTTTGCTAAAGCATCTGCTGATAGGCAAGCTTCTAATTTGACATCTCTTGCCGCTAGACCTAGAACTTCTGATGCATCACTTCAGCTTGCTGGAGAATTAGAAGCGCAGAATAAGGCTGGTGATATAAGATTCCAAGGAGATATGGCTGATGCTGATATGTTCTATAAGACAAGAATGATGGCTCAACAAGAGTCAGATGCTGCTAAGGCTAGAAGAACCGATGTTGCCAATAGAAATAGAGCTTCAATGCTACAAATTGATGCTGCTAAGGCGCAAATTGATTCTGCTAAGACTACAGCTAATTATCAGCAAGTTATTAATCCTTACCTATCTGGCATTGAAAATCAATTCAGACAGAATAGAGCAGCTCGTAAACAATACGATGCTGAATCTTATAGACAAGGGTTACTATCTACAATGCAGCCACAATATGATGCAGCAGTTCAAGCTGGAGATACAGCTAAACAGCAACAACTATTAAGACAGTACAATACAGATATGCTTAATTATTCTAGAAACAATGTTGGAATGCCTTGGATGTTCCAAAGAACTACTCCTTCTCCTAATGCCCCATATACTTATGCTAAGGGTGGAAGGTTGACAGCCCAGGAAAGGATTATAATTCAAAGAGCTAAGGATTTCAACAGAAGAATGCTAGCAGATAATAAGCAATTCCATAAAGACATAATGGCAGCGAAGAAGCAACATGCTGATATGATTAAACATATGTCTTCATTAACTTCTGAACTAATTAAGAAAGGAATGTCATGGAAATAATAAATAAAATACAGAAGCTACAGGGCGGGGGTATTCCCGCCTTTGTTAGCTATACTAACGTTCCTCAACCGCAACCTACGGCTCCCTATGTTGAAGGAGCAATGAGCAGCAATGCAGAAGCAGATAAGAATACAATAGGAGGTATAGATAAGTCATTGATTACTGCTCTGTATAAAGAAGGCCTTATTAGTGACACCGATGCAGTAGCTGAAGAAATAGGTAATCTATTCAGTAGTCAGAACAACCCATTCAATCCAAATCAAACTGCCACAGCTTATAGAAGAACTCTTCAACTAATGGCAAGACTTAGAGAGGGTAAAACTCAATTAAAAGATGCTATAGCAGAGTCACAGAAGAATGGTTCATTTGGTGAAATGGCGATTACTACTGACGGCAGATATTATGTAATGGGAGAGGACGGAATTACTACTAAAGCAACTCTAGAGCAAGGTGATAGAGTTCTTACTAATGCAGACCTGGCTGACCTACGAGCTAATAAATTACCGTATGCTAATAATATATCAACTGTAATTGCTAATGGAGTTAGCATGGATAG